CCTAGCAGAAGCCAAAGCAGCGGCCCTAGCAGCAGCCACAGCAGAAGCCAAAGCAGCAGCCCCAGCAGTAACCCAAGTAGTAGCCCTAGCAGCAGGCCCAGCAGCAGCCAAAGCAACATCTAATTCTTGTTGATCAGCTTCGCCATTTGCAAACCTTTCTACAACGTCTAAAGCATTAGTACTTCGCTCATCTTTCATTAAATGCTGGACTTTTCTAGCGCACCATACAGCATATAATCTCAATTCTTTGTCTGTCATAAAATCATTACGACATAAAACCCACAAAATATCATCAATTGATTTTACTTTTGTTCTAAACTCAATAATAAAATTGACAATGGAATCCTCATAATTCTCAGACATCCCAATTTCAATGGGGTTATAACAAGGATTAAGACTCTTTATCTGTTTATATGTAATATTCATTTTCTCTTTCTCCTGTCGATTTAAACTAAAAATATAATTGATTGCCCATTCCCACACGGTGTTACATGCGTTGTAAGGAAGCTTCATTCCCCATACCCTATTGCTTCATGAATGTCTAAGCGCGTATTGCATAACATTTCTTTGCATGGACAAACTTTGTCATGCGCTGTTTGTATATACTTCTCAATGTCCTTCATAGTTTATCCCCCTCCGTTTAATTTGGTGTAATTCCATCTAATTAGACTCCTTGAATTCGTGGCAATTGCAGGCTTCATCTTGAAATAAATTTCTCCATGCTGGAGCATTCCAAAAACAAACATTTCTACGTCCATCAACTTCAACCATGTGCTTTATTTTAGAATGCCCACACTCACATAGTTGTTGTTTCATTTTCGCTCCAATTTTTAAATGCCTGGATGAACTCTTTGTCGTTGAACAAATCATCAAGAATTCTAGCAAATAAATTTTATTGATCCTCAGGAAGCTCATAGCCTTTGATGTGATCAGCAATGTAGAAGCTTAAATATTGAGTTCTTAATTCATTGCTCATATTTCCTCCAGTATGCGTTGTTTAATTTCATCAATCACAATGTCAGCACCATTTACTTCAGCAGGAAGCAAGCCGTTATTTAGTCTCAAACGAAGCCCATTTTGAGCTTCATTAATAATCGCCAAAATTTCATCTTTTGTTTTCATACAAAAACACCCAGAACAATTATCGCCCCAATTAAACAAAGCCCCGTTAAATATAAAATATATTTTTTATCATCTTTTTTCAAAATAATTCTCCTAAAATCAATAAAGAGTATTATTATATAATTCAACCCTTTGTCACGTGCGCGTAAATCAATAACAATATTATACAGTATTAGCATAGTTTGTCAAGGATTATTTTATCACTCCACATAAAGTATAAATACAGAACCATAGAATAATCATTGACACAAGATACCTATCAAAAATATCTTGCTTTCCAGGCATCACATTTATCACGGCAACAATAATAGACAAAATAACTCCAATAATAATCATAAAAATATTCCTTGACATTTAATTAATAATTGCTATAATATAAATTCAAATAATTTTTAAAGGAAAAAATATGAATTTTATTAAACGATTAACTGATGGTGAACATTATAACCAATCAACCTTGGCGAAAACTATTGGCTGTTCTCGCCAGCTAGTAAGCCTATGGATTAATGGCGATGTCCGCATCAATAGACAACACACAAAGCTAATATTACAACTAGCAAAGCAAGTGGGGTTAAAGCCCACTTACGAAGAGCTTCTTGAGATTGCCTCTGCTTAATTGTATAATATAAATCGCTTTTAAAAACTGAATATTTATACATAGCCTACCCCGCAACAATCTTCGGATTCAAATTCACAGCTATAGACTTCACCACACCCAGCGCATTGAAATAAAAATGGCTCTTCCCCTCTTATTTCATTCTGCTTAGAAAGCACAAGCCAGTCGCCTTTATACAAGCCTTGATTGATATAGGTGTGAATTCTGCTGAATTCATTTGTCGTTATGCTTGCCATTTTTTCAGACATTAATTCTAACTTCATTTACTTTTCCTCTTTGCATAATTCAATTAAATGAGCGATTAATTGGGTTCTTGTTAATGAGTATTTGGCACACATTTTCCCCAGAAGGTCGTCATGCTCTTTTAACAGCCAAAATTGTTTTACAACATATCCATTGGATTTCATCTTTTCAGCTAATCGTTTTTGAGGTGTTTTCCCATCATTTTTTTTAATCATTTATTTTTTCCTTAAATTCTCTTATCATTAATTTTAAATGCTCCGCTTGCTTTCCATGAAGGCTTAAAAACTCATCTTTAAAGTCTTCATCAATCATTATGCTACCATGCCCCCTTGGTTTTCCGTTATCAAAATAATTTATGACAAGGTTTTCAGCCATCGGAAATCTTATCATGGTATTGTCATAGATAAAATCTATTAGCTTATTTTCATTCCAATCATAGGGAATATTTCCAATCCACATTTTAATCATTTTATTACCTCATTTAGTTTAACTTCAACGTTTGTAACCATTAAATCAATCTGTCGATTATATTCGTCTGCTACTTCGTTTATGGTTTTATTTTCAAAGTTTGCAACCCAAATAAAAGGCTGCTCTAAACACGGTGTATTCACGCAAAGTCTTGTCAAGTCGCCATCTTTGATTATGGTAAAATCAGGATGAAGACATTGACCGAATACGTTTATAAATTTAACTTGCATCGTTATCTCCTTTATTGATCATTTCTTCATGCCCTAGTGTTGGAGTTAATCTCATAAACTCTAGCACAAATTCTTTGTATTTACTCAAAGGCAATTTAAGAATAATTTCCTTTGTTTGCTTGATACCTTCTTTTGACCGCACCACAAATCCTTGAATAAAAGCATTGACTCCTTCGCCAGATTCCTCATCAATTAATTTATATTTAACGGCTTTAATATGGCTTCCTTTAACGTATATTGTAAAATAAGCCATGTCTTCCTCTCTGTCTCGCATCGCTAAATAATATTTACCTTTTGCCTCATGAGATGTCAACCATTTCCCAAAGCTCGTAATGTCACTATGCTGAATATAATTTTTTTTCTCTTCTTCATCAAAATAATTATATTGATAGCTATAATTTAGTATATATTTCATAATGGCTTTTCGATTAATATGCATTATTTACCCCGCATTTATTATCTGTCTACAAACTTCGATTAACCTCTCGGCATAAGGTTTTTCTTCATTGTTTAAGCCATCAAGCCCGTCTACAACAAGGATCCTTTTACATTGCTCAAGATCTAAAAGGGCGTTTCTAAAAGCGCAATATGTCATGTTCATGCCGCATCCTCCATTGCAAACTCTTCATCTTGGCTTAATATTGTAATTCCTTCTTCTTTAAGGTCTTTATAGTATTGTTGCAAATCTTGTTCGTACTGTTCCGAGTTTAAATATATGTCAAGAGCATAATATTCACACCACGATTCAAACGCATCGTCTAACGCGCCTGATTTCTCAAACAATCTTTGAGCCTGCGATGTTGTTAATGTTTTATTCATTTGCCCCCCGCTCTATTTTTCTAATTTCTTCAATGGCGTCTTCTATATCATCAATAAATACTTTATTATCACCTTTTGACTCTAACAATTCAAAAACCTTATTAGAGAAGTCTTCAGGAAAATAGCCGCCGAATTCAAAATTAATAAATCTAAAAAATTGCTCTTCATTCATTTGAGTTATTATGCTAATCATTTTTCACCCTCAATCTCAAATGCTTCAATTGCATCATTTAAAAATCCCCAGCCAATCTCATGGCAAACATCAATATATTTTGAGTTATCTAGCCTGTCTAATATTTTTAGACACTCTTCTTGCGTATAATCAGGGTTTAAATGCAATACATCATCAATTGACCAAACCACCTCCAAAACTGATTGATTGTCTTTAATCATTTAATCCTCCTTAAAAATTTCAATTAAGCGATCTATTTGAGCATTCCAAGCAGCATCCCAAGCAGCATCCCGAGTATCCCGAGCAGCATCCCAAGCAGCATCCCGAGCAGCGCAAGCAGCATTCCGAGCAGCGCCCCGAGCAGCGCAAGCATCCTGATCACCGCAAGCATCCCAAGCAGCAGCCCGAGCATCCCGAGCAGCAGCCTGAGCATCCCGAGCAGCATCCTGAGCATCCCGAGCAGCAGCCTGAGCATCCCGAGCAGCATCTAACTCTTGTTGAGTAGCTTCGCCATTAGCAAACCTTTCTGCAACGTCTAAAGCATTAATACTTCGCTGATCATTCATTAAATGCTGAACTTTTCTAGCGCACCATACAGCATATAGTCTCAATTCTTTGTCTTTCATAAAATAATTTCTACATAAAACCCATAAAATATCATCCATTGATTCTACTTTTGATCTAAACTCAGCAATAAAATTAATCACAGAATCATCATAATGTTCTAACATCCCAATTTTTTTGGGGTCATAACATGGATTAAAGCTTTTTATTTGCTTATATGTTATATTCATTCTGCCACCTCATCGCTTGCTTGATATTCTTCCCATAACCCCGAAACCTCATCAACATCATAATAAAGTCCACCAATCTTGACCCAAACATCCTCTAGCTGACTTGAAACATAATCAGAATGACCAATGTTATAAGCATTAATGTCAATTTGCTTTAAAGCCCAGCTTGCATCATATTCATATCCACAAATATTTATTGGTCCATAGCATTCATCAAGTAAATAAGAATAACAATTTTCAGTGTCAATTGGCGTTAATTTTCCTTCAAACCACTCTATAAACTCTTTCGTATTGTATTTTTCGTAATCAGTCATAAATACCCCCATTAATTAAGTATGATAATCATATCATGATATGGTTATATTGTCAAGAGATTTTTTAACCGGACTGTTATAAATATTAGGCTCATAAGCACACTACCTTTAATTTGTTAATAGTAAATTCTAACGGCATTTTTTTCTCGCCAATCTTTCCATTAAACACCTCATAAGCCATTATGTATTCTCTCGACCTTAGGCGCGTGACATTAGGAACGCCGTGCTTGTTAAGGTGTTCTTCAAGGTCTAATAGGTCTTTCTTAAGCTTATCACTGATTCTGCTCATACTGATAAATCCTGGAGATCTCCATTTAAATCTTTAACATGAATTTTTAATTGCGCAAAATCCGCATTGTCACGGTTTAATTTAATATCTCTTATAGTAAAATTATCTAACAATTGCTGTACCTCTAAAATTTTTATAATCATTCTATTTAAATCTTCTTTCATGCATTAACCTCCATCTGTGGTTTTTCATTTAAAATACAAAGCTCAAATGCCTCTTTTTTAACATAAGAGAATAGATTACCGTCTGGATATTTTATAATTTCAATTAAAAGCCAAGTATCGGGCTTCGTTGTTTCCGTGTCGCATTCTGAAAGAACAGCCTGAAGCTTGCTTATATCAATATATTTAACATCTTTGTTAAACTTATCGTTATAAGTATTTATCAATTTTTCTACATGCCAATTTGTAAGCGCAGTCATTACTCTATTACCTCCATGCTTGGCTTCTCTTTAAGAATAAGCATTTCAAAATTATTTTTTAAAATGTATCTATGAAGCTTTTCTTCACCATAAACAACAGACTCAATCAATAAGTAGTTATCTTCATTTTCAAATTTTGAAAACACCTCCACTATTAATTCGCTGGAAAAAATATCTTCGACATTGATATATTCAACATTCTTTCCAGTTTTTTCATTATATTTCTTAATTAAGGCATCTATGTGCCAGTTAGTTACATTCATTTTTAATTTTCCTCTTTATCTATAAAAAACCTTTTAAAATCTTTTTCAAATTTATTTTTAATTTTTCCATGGCATATTTTACATATTAAAATATTACCCAATAAAAAATTACCCCCAGCATGATCGCATTCGTAACACATACTCATTAAAAGGTACTCTCTGCAAAGTCAGAGCCGTTTGACTCTACAACTGACAAGCTTAAAAGTAAAGCCTTATATTTTTTTTCTATCTCCTCAATAAGCCTTAAATCATCTTGTGTTCTTATTTTTATAAAATAAGCAAAATCTACATATACCTTTCGATTTAAATCATCAGCATCATCAAACATGGAATGATATTGACCAAAAAAATTTATAGCGAGATCTTTACGTAGGCTTTCTAATATATGCGCGTTTCTTTTTAGGCAATGACCGCTTACCATTTTAATCTTCATTTTAAATCTTAACCCCCCTTTCTAGTATATTTTCAAAAACACGTAAAAGCTCGTTTCTATAACTTCCCCACAAGGTACTATATATTTCCCCATATTTTTCAGTAGAAACCCTATCATCAAGCATGATTAACGTTATAGCCTCATCAAAGGCTTCTACTGTTAAATCATAAGCCCTGTCTTTTATTTCATTTTCTGTCATCTTGAAGACTCCTTTAATGCTAAATTAAATCCACACATGAAATTATATATTTTTTTAATATCAAAAAATGTATATTCTCCATTGCTTGCATTTTTAAATATTGGCTCGTAGCCAGGAGTTTCGAGCAGAATTTCCTCTTCATTAAATCCATCAGTTAAGAAATATCTTGTGCTATCTTCTGATTTCTCCATTCTAAACTCTATTACGCCTTCTTCGTCATCAAATTTATATAGTAATTCGCTCATTCTTTAATCTCCTTTTTTATAAAAGCTTTAATTTTTGAACAATATGTAAAGCTAAAACTCTTAACTGCCTTTTAGCCTCTTCTAAAACGTCTCTATAGCCTTCGTCTTCTTCGTCCTCTAATAGCATATCTTTAATTCCTTCAAGTGTATCGCACAAAGAGCAACTTCCATAATCAACTTTGACAAACCAATATTTTTCAGGCTGGTATTCATCACATGCAATTATAAATAATTGATTTCCTTGGTAGTGTCCATGGTCAATTAATGTTATTCTTTCATCGTCAAAATTCAAATCATCATCATCTTCATCTTTTATTAAATTAATAACGTCCTTAACAATATCACAATAACAATCAGGAAGCCCTTCATTAAATAATAAATCTTTTTTCTTTATAAACTTGTCTACTGCTTTTTGTATCACTTTGCCACATACTCCTTAAATTGATCAATCCATTCCTTATCCTCATTGCTCATGTATTCATATTCCCCCATCAAATCATCCAAAAACCCTTCACACGTTAAATCTGGACTGCTTAGCCACAAATCTAGTTTATCACCATTAAGCATCAATACATTGCATTCATCATCAACTAAAAACACATTACCTGAGTTAGCATTAAATGCAAATTTAACATTCTCACCTACAAAATAATCATTGGCTAATTGTGTAACCTTACCCTCAGCATAAGCTTTTAATGTTTCAGCAAGAATATAATGCTCTCTTGCCCCCATAACCGCTAAATTGTTTTCAAAATATGTCTCTTTCATTTTAAATTCCCCTCTTTATGTTGTTTAATCCAATTTTTAAATTCGTTAAAAATAAAAATTATTTTCTTTTTTTGAATTTCTAAATAATCTTTTTCTTTTAACATCTTTTCTATTTCTTTTATTTCATTTCCCCCAAAGCTTTCTGAAATAGGTGTATTTTGAAGCTTTATTTTGTAGCTCCTTATTCTTTCTAGTATAGTATTAAGGCCATACTTTATATTTATTTTGTACGCATCAATGCGAATATATTCATAAGCCAAACCTTCGCCTAAAAAATCAAGCTCGGTTCCCTTGAAATCATGCTTTGCACTGTAAAAAACCTGCTCATGTTCAAATTTGTTATTAACGCTTTCTCTGTATCCTACGCTTTTTACATCGTTCGGCATTCCACCAATTGCATACATAATTAAACCACCTCATAGTTAAATTTACGAACTGTTTTTTGTTGCCTATCAGGGCTTTTAGAGACTAACTCAATTAGATTATAGCCCATACAGGTATAACCCATGGTTTTATGCTCGGAGCCACCAAGACTTTTAAAAAAAGGTATCGAATCAATGATATTATTAACCTGTTTTTCAGAGATCTCCTTTTTACTGGTATCAATTAATTTGTAAGCAGTTTTGCAACCATCTTTTAACTTCCAAGACTCCCGAGTCATTGTGATTTTAATTTGCATTTTTTTCATCTCCATAAAATTGACGTTGATTTGAATTTAAGCCGTCTGTATACCATATATATTAACCATTTTTATAATAATCCTTTGATGTTTCTTCTGCTATAAAATCATTTTTAGATCGACCATAACCATACTTAAAACCTTCTTCTATTAAATCTTTTGCATTATTAAAACAAACATCGCTTATATCTTCTTTTTTATAAAGTAAAAAATTATATGATGCAAAATATACGAGATTTCCAACCTCTAAGTGATAATTAAAATCTTCTTCTGTTAATCCATAAGAGCCTCCTGAGTCTTCATTCCTTGAAAAAGAAAAAAACTGCCCATTTTTTTTAATATCATTAATATCTACTTTAAAATGATTACAAAAAATTTCTAATACACCTTCTAATTTTTCAGATTCAATTGATAAATTATAATTTATTTTAGATAATGAATTATTTTTAGCAACGAACCCCATATAGTCAACATTCTCTATATTTTTTTGAATATTATTAATAATATACTTCATAATCAATTACCCCCAAATACTTCATCTAATTTCATTTCAACATCTCCTCTTATTTAATCTACATAATAATATTACCATAATAATGGTATGGTGTCAAGAGATATTTTTAATCTTGTTGATAAAATATTGACAAGATTCCTCGCTTTCAAAATATAATTTTTCAGGATTTTCTTCATGAATTTCTTCACTGCAAAAATCAAAGCATGACAAGCACGGCTTACCATTTTCAATCGTCCAATAATTATCTCCGTCTTTTAAATCTTTGTAATTAAGCATATTAGTTTGCTCCTAGTTTTTTAATTTCACCATTTACGATTTTAAAGTGGGATGCAGTTACTTTTGATAAATCGTTGTATTGACATATAATTAACTTATGTCCTTCGTACCCATTTAATAAAGCCCAGTTTTTTATTGATTTAATGCTGTTGAAAACGTTAATACTGTACGGTTTATCATCCGCCCCACACAATCCAGCACTGTATAATTTTTTTGTACTCATCTTTAATACACTCACCTTTTAATACAGCCTTTATTGACTGTGTGTATTCTATCATAATAACATGATTATGTCAATAGATATTATGACATTACTTTAATCAGGTGTAATACTACAAAATTAACTTTTTTATTTTGAATTTTATTATTGCATTTGTTAGATATGTAATTTCCTATACGCATAAATATTTTCTAATAATAAAAATATAGCTTGACTTTTCGCTCAAAACGTGATATAATTTGCTTATCAAATGTATTGATTTGATTGAGACAAATCGCATTAAGCGATTTTTCACAATCAACATTTGGCAGATAAGCAAATTAGGTCGAATATACTTGCCAGAGGTCTAGCTTTTTAAAAATTATGTTCATTTCTTATACATACAAAATAAAATAACCTTAAATATCAATAACTTACAGTTAGTTATTTTTATATTAATTATAATTTGAATATCTATTGAATGGGGTAGATTAAACTTGATTATTAGTTAAAACAAGGAAAAAACTTGGTAGTTTTATTTAAAAAACGTGTAAATCTCATTATTAGTTAAATTTCATTCAGCGCACATACTATCATATATATGCTTATACTCTGCCGTACTGTTTTACTTTCTAAAAAAATCGTTGCTATTACTCAACGCATTGTGTTGATAACTTGTTTACTAACTTGAGATGTTCAGCACAATTTAAAACAGCTCAATGAAGCCATAATTATCTCATACATTTTAAGAAATGTCAATAAATTTAAAACATTTGCACCTACACTTTTTATCATTGCAAGATTCAGGCTCTGACCAATGGTGCATAGCTCTAATGTGTCCGCATTGGCAAATCATAATCACCCCCAAACTGCGCAAATAATAAATACACCAACGGCTAAATATAACATTAAGCATTGTGTGGCTTATATATCTCTATTTTCACCTCTCTATCGGCTAAACGCCATCTGTAGGTGTTGATTAAAAAATCTTTGTTGCGATGCAACATTAATATTTTTTTAGTCTTAATTTCTATAGCTTGGTACATATTAATCAATCCATGTCCGAATATTGAGCAGATGCGCAATCATTATTTAATGATGGCACACAAAAATTACATGTATTATCATACATGTCCAAGTCGTCATAGTCTAGCTCTACTCTATGTGATGTGCTGAATAGATTGTTTACGTTAAATTCGTTCATTTTTAAATACTCCGTCATTAATATACTCACTATTGAGTATGCTGTAATCATACTATAAAAATGGTATTCTGTCAAGTAATATTATGACAATATATCAAATATATTTAATCAATAGCAATACACTTATAGGTGTATTGGCTAACAACAATGGACTGATCAAGCAATGTTAATAAATACAACTACAAGTGTATTTTGTTTATATTGATAATTATATTTGCATGACTAATTGGTTAGTTATCGAATTAATTGCTTGAATAAAAGGGGGGTATAGGAGACAACGGTCCAAACCAAGCTCACCATATACTACCCAATAATACCATATGCCTAACAACATAATAATACAATATTGACATAATACCATATATGTAGTATAATAAGCGCATAAGGAGTTGCAAAATGACAAACAAAGAAACGGCTGGAATAATAAAAGAGTTTACAGATGGAAGCTTATTTTATAAAAAGAATTATTCTGATTTTTATATTTTGACGTCTGACGGTGTCCGCTTAGAGATAAGATTTACAATGTTTGAAGATAGGGTTTTTAAGCATTTAAAAATATTTGGCGGCGCCGATATAAATGATGAAAAAAAAGAATTTATTCTTTCATACCTTTTAAAAGAATTTCCATTAGAAAAGTTTAAATTTATTTAAATTCTAATAATGCAATATATTACTGTCCATGATATAATTCCCCACCAAATGAACCATTAGATTTATATAAGGAAGATGATAAAGTCACCCCTTGGTGGAGCTTTCCAAACATTAAATCAGATAGTCTTCTTTTACGAGCACAGCAACTCACGCCAATAATTGATGGGTTATTGATGGGTTGCTGTGCGAGGTTTTTAGCTGCAGAAAAAAAACACAATAACTATGGCGGCAGAAAAAACCGTTCCCGTTATTTTTAATCCTAAAAGACCAGCCTCATATAGTTTAGACAGTATTAATCTTTCTGGAATAAAAAGCATTCCAAGGGCGATTAAAAAGAATAAAGCAAAGTCTAGCTTAAGTAAATATATCATTAGGTACTCCCACCAAGTTCATTTTCTTTCATTGTAAAAAATTCTTCTTTAGTCATTCACTTTATCCCCATCAACAACTGCAAGCCTAATATATCTATACATATTTAATTTTTTACTAAAAAACGCATCGCCCGTTATGCGTAGAAGCTTTTGAAGCTGAGGTCCAAAAGCAATCTCCTCTGGCTCGGGGCAAACATTTTTATCGTAATAAAAATAAAAATAATGGTCAATTAATGACCTAGCTTTTTCTCTATCCTCTTCTATTAAGGAATCCAACACCTCATTGCTTGGCTTTAATTTCATAACTCACCTCTTTAATTAGAAACGTATAATACCATATCCTTGACAATTTGTCAATAATACCATATACTATTATTTATGATATTTGAAAAGCCAAAAAGCATTGAAAGCCTATACGGACTTAGCGCAATAAAGTCTTGCGTTAGGAGGTGCGCTAGCTTTGTTGATGATGAGGGGTTAAGTCGCTCTGAAGCGCATGAAAAATTTCCACTTGCTAAAATAAGCAATATTTTTGAGTTTATAATACCAAATATTATTAAAAACAGGGAGGAATTTTACAGCTCTTTGCGTTCGCCATCTGCTGAAGAAGTTCGCAACGAGGAATATTTTATAAAATACAAGGCTGAGATTGAAGAAAAAATAAAAAAAGAAAACATTTTTTATGAAGAAATTCTGCATTTTATAGAGATTGCGGCTATAGAAATAAACAATTATTGTTGTAATAACAAAGTTGGGGATGACGATGTTGTTAAATATTGGATGTCGGTATTTTTAAAAAACTACAAAACTGTAGCCGACATTTCTCTTTTGTGGTGATAAAGTAATACCATATCTCTTGACAAATATTAAATTTACTGTATAATACCATATATGTTAAATTTTATTTACAACAGTCCTACATTTACCTATTTAGAAGCGTCAGAGATATTTGATATTGATATTGACTCTGTTATTTTTGTGGGTCATTTTTATGATCCTTTTACACCAACTTTAAACAAGGCTCAAAAAATAAAATTTGGAAAGCTTTGCGCGTGTGGAGATTATCATGCTGATGATTTTAATCCAGTGGAGCATAAGCACATATTTTATATGTCTGATTGCGAGTGGGTGGCGGGCTGCCTTTATAACCTTATAAATTATAGCGCCGAACGCGGAATAAAAAATCTTTGTGACCACAAAAAGGAAAAAGATGATTTTCTAAAACGCATTAAAAATTTTAATAATATGGTGTGTGGTACATTTGATAGTCAGATTAATGGAGCTATAAACTCTAAAGGCGAAAAAAGAGAGGCGGGTGAGTGCAGAAAGCTTTTAACTGAATCTGGGGTATATGTTCCAGACTATTGGGATTTTAGAATGAATGGATTTAAAACCATTTCTGTTTTTAAAGATAAAATTGAGCTATAATACCATATTAATTATCCAGAAGGAGAAGGCGTTGATAGTTATGAGATATAGGTGGAAAATGAGTGAAAACAAAACAGAGTCAGTGATAATGGTTGAGCGTTCAGCGCAACTTATTATTAATGATATATTTAATATGAAATATGATGAGCATAGCCAAATAGACTCGAAAGTTATTTCAGACTTAGTTGGATTGCTTTGTTCAATTTTAGAATTGAGAGAAAAATATAAATATATAATTAGGGATGAAATAAGTGAAAAAAAGCTAACAGACCCTGTTTTTACGAACGAAGATCAGGAATTGGGGTTTGCTGGGTCTCTTTCGTTAGCGTTGGAGAAGCCACAAATCCTTTAAACATCGTAAAGATTTTTATTCTGCTTTCCAGTCTTGACTTATAATACCATATAGTGTATGATTCATTCGTTCTCGTGGCGGAATTAGACGCAATATAATTTAATATACAGCATTGTTGAATTATATTTAATCATGACACTTAAATTGTGCTATTTTGTGCTTGACTGATTGTCCAGGTAAAATCTTGGCGAGAACATTAATTAATTAGAGGGTATTTATGTTAACATCAATTTTAATAGTTTCAGTGATAATTTTAATAGTTTTGGTCTTGCTTATGACTGAAAGCAATAAAGGTTACAAAATTCTTGATGCAAAAATACAAAGAAATTATGATGATCAATCAAGGCTTGCTAAACATTTAAATAATCAGTTTTCATGCCGGCAGGAAGAGATTTTGAAAAACATACAATCTTTGCGAGATAACAAATGGATTACAGGCAGTATTGCTGAGGCGCAGCATGTCCATTCATTTAAGCCTAGCACAGAAATTAATGATGTCCGAAAAGAATTAAGAGACTTAAAAAATGATTTTTTTATGGAAAAAAACGGAATTAGTAAGTTTAGCTGTTTTAAATGCAGTAAAGAGCTTGGGGTTTTTAATATTTCAGATGCTGCAAAACACAAGGCTGCTCTATTTTGTTCGCTAGAATGTTGTAAAAAATAAATTTTAAGGAAAAACTGAAATGATAAGTGAAAAAGAAGTTATGATTGATTCAATATTAGCTTTATTTAAACAAAGGCTTATGGACAAAGATTTTGAATTGGATATTAGATACATTGTTTGTGGAGTTATGGGGTTGACCTACGTTGACTCAAGCAACAAAGCCCAAAATTCCTTTGGAATTATATCTGATTGCGAAGATTTTCAATCGCTTTTAGCAAGCCATATGCTATGCTCTTACATGGATGCTTGCTCAAAGGACGCTCTTGTTAGTAATGAGGGCGCTCTACAATGGGCTGGCTTCAGAAGAAATAAATTTTAGTTTTGCTTTTTCAGGGAGTAGCTCAGTGGAAGAACGTAGAATTTATTCTGCGGGCGAAGGTTCGATTCCTTCCTCCTTGACCAGAACCGCTTCGCAGATGCATAAAATAGAAGTGCGAAGACTTTGTGGCGTTTTATGACGCATGACAAGGGGTTATGGGTGCGATCCCATTCACGACAAATACCAAAGGATTTTTCCGTAGAAAAAGTTTGTCAACATTGTCTTGTAGCTCAGAGGTAGAGCAGGAAACTGTTAATCTCTTGGTCGCTGGTTCGAGCCCAGCCGAGACAGCCAATTTAATTGTAAGGAAAAATATGAAATTTAATATTTACTGTGAAAGGTGTAAAGAATCCTTGTTTGAGGCTGAATTGTTTGAGGCTGAAAAGCAATGCGCTTATATTAAGCCGCACGATTGTAGAAAAAGAAAAGATTTGGACGTTCCAAGAAGAAGGGTTTCTATAGACACATTTGGTCGTTGCAAATAAGGTATTATTATGGTAATATAATTTTTTAACTAATTGGAGAATATTATGAATATTATACCCTCAAGAGATAATTATTTAGTAGAAATACTTGAAGATGTCGCTGAAAAAACATCTTCTGGTGGTATTATTATTAAAGAAGCTAATGAATATCGGACAAAAACTACAAAGTTTGGCAAAATTTTAGCTGTTGGAAATGGTTTTTTAGAAGAAAAAAACGAACATATCCACATGACCTATCAGGTAGACGCTGTTGTTATTTTCCCTCAATTTAGTGGTTCACAGGTTGATATTGATTACTCAAGAATTGGAAAACTTTATGTTATTAATCAAAGCCAAATTCAAGGCCATGTTGAAAAATAATGTATAAAAACCCTTTTAAGCCATCGCAAGAAAATAGAAACCTTAGAAAAGAGTCGCTTCATTATTGTTCTCATTGGGGAATTGATATTGAGCGTGGCTCTTGTGACAATTTCAACTTTGATGATGAGCATTGTGATCTTTGTAAGATGTTTGAAGAAAGAGAAGGAAATAAGGTTATTTATTCAAAAAAATATAGAAGGTCTAAGTTTGAAAATGATATTTTGTTTCCAACTTTGGGCTCTATTTGTTGCGTTTTATTACCTATCTTGATTGGAGTTATTCTAATAAAATGAACTTTTGGTTTATAGCCCCATACCCACCCTCTTTAAATAAGCTTTATGCTTATAATAAATTTTCAAAACAGAAATATTTAACTTCGGAAGGTAAAGAATATAAACTCAAGGTTGTTTCTATTATTAAGAGGCTCATGGAAGAGCAATCTATAAAAAAAATAACATCATTAATTGATTTTCAAGTTTATGATTTTCCTCCAGACATGAGAAAAAGAGACAAAGATAATATTTTAAAAATATTGCAAGATTCTATAACTTTGTCTGGGTTGTGGGAGGATGATAGCTTAATAGGAAACTTAATGGTCTTTAAAGGTGGGCAAAAAGTTTCTGGGGGAAGACTGGTTATTTTTATTTCAGGTTTTGAACAAAAATATATTTCTCCGGAAATTGAGGAAGAAATATTTTCATAAATTATTTTTACTTAATATTTCCTTAAGGTTTGTGCAATATAATATAACCTCAATAATAAATGAGGTATTTTATGAAAAAAATAATTTTAGGTGTTTTGTGTTTGACTTTTAGTTTTGGGGTTTTTGCTAGCAATGAATTTGCTTATCAAGATTCTTTTGTAAAAATTTATGATTCTTTTCAGTTTAATAACGCTAAATGCGGAAATCAGGCTGGAAGCGTAATAAATGGAGTTATTGTTTTGAATTCATCGCGTGGTTATGCGTCATGCCCAACCTTTTCAATTGCAATTTATAATAATTATGCGTCATCTCCTGCGACTTTTAATTTTACTGGGAATACAAATTATTCTAGCCCTGGAATTAACTTGCCTCCATTGTATCAAAAAAAACTTTCTTTTGGAGACGTTCTTGGTGTTGACGATGGTGAATTTGTATCCACTAATCCCGCGCTCTACCCGCTCGGTGTTTTTGGGGTGCCTTTAGGGAGTGTTTATGTAAATCAAAATGGCTACGATGTGTATTCTACTAATTTTTATATTAATGTTTGCTATACTCCAGATGGCTTGTGGAGAGACGTTTGCGCCGAAGCCCCTGTTGAGCCTGGTTGGGGGATACAAATACCAGTAAATGTAAATGGAAACTAATTACTTTTTAAACAATTCGCCGACATCATCTGGGAAGAAGCTTCCCAGATCGATGTTTTCAATAGCTTCCTGCATATTTTCAACGCATTTCATAAAAACTTTTAATTTTTCTACAGGTAATTCTGATAATGGTACGGAATTCTTTTTAAGTATATAAGCTGCTAATTTTCTAGTTTTATTTTCTGATTTTTTTCTTTCCCTAACAATTTTAGTTGTTAATTGTTTTTTGGGCACAATGCTTTTTGACAACAATAATTGTATTTTTGCAGCTTCTTTTTCGCCAAGAATTTCAGATAATTGTTTAATTTCCATTTGTAATACCATTTTAGTTGTGGTATTATAATATCATGGAATATGTAAAGTTAAAAGACAAAGTATTTACCGTAGAATCTCTTGAGAGATGCAAAAAGGCTCATGAGGGGAAGATTCGTTGCGGCCACAATGGTTGCAGGCGAGTCCCAATGGGAAATGGAAAATGCTACAATCATGGCGGAGAAAACTCTGAGCAGGACATTATTGCTAAGCTTATGGAAAGAAAAAGAAAAAATAATGAATGCAATCGAAAAAGGCAAGCTCAAAAACGTAAAAATCCTCGTGAATTTGAAATTGACATGAGAAACAGAGAGCTTTTAAGGAAGGGTTCAAATGAATCAGCCATCATCAATAGATAAAAAAACTCAAGAACTTATAAATAATCCATTAACTCCAAAAAGTCTTTGCAGAATGATTAAATCAGCTACGGATGAGCAAAAGGAGATGATGGAGCAAATAATGGTGATGTTCTCTCCAGATCCAAAAAGCAAGAACGCGCACACTCAAATGTTGTTTTCATCTGATATATCAAAGATTCACGTGCTTATTGAGATTTGCATGGACAGGGTTCTGAACTCCCTTAATCATGGCGTTGATAGAGAGGAAGCGCATAATAGGGCAGAAAAATACATGAAGCAGTTGGTTTTATTGACTCGTGCAAAATCTGAGGTTTTGCTTAATATGAAAAAACATGGATATGTTGGAAAGCCATCATTACATGTGCATATCAACGCGAGTGGGAAATCCTATAGAGAGCTTAAAGAGGACTCCGTTATTATCTCTAATGAGGAGCTAGATTAATGAAAAAACAAGATATTATTAAGGGTGTTGACAAAGATTTGCTTTTTAGGGCGTTTAAGGCTTCTCAAAGAAACAGTCTCGCAATTGCCAATCCCGCACTGCATGACAAAGAAATATTAAAATTTTCAAATAAGCTAGAAATAGACCCAACCGAATTAACTTGTTGGCAATTTTTGTCCTGCAAGTACGAGATTAATGACGATGACGTTAAAAATTTATTTACTTATGCCGTTATTCTTATGCACGACCTAGCTATTATGCAATCTTCAAATCAAAACGTTCTTAGATTTTTAAGTATGCTCTCAGAAATTGATGATGGAAAAGAAGGGATGAAAGATATTTTTGGAAGTTTATTAGAGTCCGATGGAGAGATTGATGCAAAAGACCTTATTAATATCAGATAATAATATTATTCCTAAAAAAATAATTAAAGGAGAGGTTTCAAGAGGGTTTGATCCAGATTTTAAATATAAGTATTTTGATTGGCTTAAAAAACTCAATGACAACCCTTCCGAAGCTTTAGATGAAATAAAACGAGATCCCATTAAATTTATCAGCTATTCTTGTAAAACGGACTCTCGAGATAAACAAACAGGTCTCGATACCACCATGCTTCTTGAGCTTCATGAACACCAAAAAGATTTTGTGAAGCTTTTACATAAATGTGTAGTTAAAGCAAAGCCAATGATATTGGGAAAGTCTCGCCAACAGGGCGCGTCTTGGATAACGGCCGCTTATATATTTTATAGGTGTGTTTGCTATAAAAAACAAAAAATATTAATTACATCTAAGAATGAAAAAACGTTGCATGTTTTAGGCGATCTAAATTCTTATATGGAAAAAATAACTTTTTTTATGGATAACATGCATGAATATGTTCGCGCATGTTTATTTACATCAGACGAAATAAATGATTTCTATAAAAATAAAAAAAGATTTTTCTTTAAAATAAAAACAAGTCAAATAAGAGGCGGAGATGATTTAAAAGACCCCGGACGTGGGGGGCATCATACTTTGACTATAAACGATGAATTTTCTTTTAACAATTATCAAGAAGAGGTAATTAAATCAATAAGTCCAGGATGTAAGGCAAACATATATATCTCTACGCTTAGAAGGCCCATGGATTTGTTTAATATCATGTGGAATGATAATAATGGAAGCCATGAAAAGTTTATATTGCACTGGTCTAAAGACCCGCAAATATTAAATAAAGAAGACTGGAAAATGAGAACAATAGCGGAAGTTGGAAAGCCAACATTTGATATTGAGTATGATATGAAATTCACAACAACGGGTGAGCTTTATGTATTTCCTCTTGATTTGCTTGATCCCGCAAGGTTAATGACAACAGACAAAAAACCTTATGGGAAAAGAATAGCTGGCTGGGACGTTGCGTTTGAAGGAAACGACTATAATTGCTTGACCGTCAGACAAGGAACGCAAATAATCTTCAAGAAAAAATGGCGCGGCGTAAATGTTTTCGAATCGCTGGATATGATATTAAGACTTAATAGAACCTCAGAGTGCGTTATTGATTACCTTATATATGATGACTTGGGAGCGGGCATTTCAGTGACTAATGAAATAAGAAGGCGAATTGCCCATCATCAAACGATACCGTTTCCAATTAAGGGGGTTACAGCCCTTTGGAAGACAGGGCATGAATTGAATAAGCGTTCTAAAAAGAAGATCAAAATATCTGATGAGGTTCTTTCCGAAGATACCAATATTGTATTTTTAAACAAAAGAGCCATGCTCCATTGGAAGCTAAAACGCATTATAGAAAACATGAACGTCCCCGAGAAATATAGAGATCCCAATATGATGATATACGGCATAGATAATGACCTCTACAATGAGATGAGCGTTATAACTGGATCTTGGGAGAACGGTAAAATTAAGATAATATCAAAGGAAAACTTAAGAAATTCCGTTTCAAAGGGCGGCATAGGGAGGTCGCCAGATAGTTTAGACTCCTTATTGCTAACTTATGCCGCAGACGATATAATGCGCCGTCAGGAAAAACTACAAAAATTGTATTTAAGTCCTCAACAAATTGCGAACAGGAATAGATTTAATGGGCAAGCTCAACCGTTTTTTTAAAAAACATCGCACTCACATAGCTGATTTTGGTTTTTTTGGGTGGATTAAATTTTTGGCATTTAATCGTAAAAATTTAAGAAAACAAAGACAATTAAATAGGGAGCTACACTACAAAAGAGTTGTTTTAGTTGAAAAAGAAAAAACAGTCGGAATGAAAATCTCAGGGGTTCTTGAGCAGTTATTTGATTTTAATATTCAAAATCTGCCTGTAGCAACCTACACCAAAAACCTATTCACAACCCTCCTTCCTTCTTTTAACTTTACGAGTTATAAAAACGAGGCATATGATGCTTTTTCAAATATTGATACTGAAAACCTGTCTGCAAAAGTTAATTCTGGAGTATTTGACGCGATAGTTTATTCAGACTTTGAAAATACCGCAAAGATAAATACAGGCTCTTTTGATGCTATTTCAAATCCTGGATACGCCATCGGGGGAGTCAACAACCCATCCTTTAATATTGGCACTCAAATATCTGCATTTGCTAAGACATTTTTAAACTCTCCTCAATACATGGGCATGATATTTCTTACTACCTTATATCAGACAAATTCAATAGCATTTAGGCTGGCGAATGTAATGGTACAGCTTTTTATGTCAAAATGGGTATCTTTTTATTCGGATGCAACCGATAAGGACCAAAATATTAACATAAAGAAAATGGAAGAGTTTATTGAAAAGCGCGGCATAAAAAATATTATGTCTCGGCATATACTCCAAATGCTTATTCACGGTGGGGTGGCTCTTTATATTGAAACCACAGATGATGACGTTGCAGTTACTCAGCCATTAAAAAAAGAATTGCTTTGGGTTAATTTTAAATCCTATAAGATAGTTGATATTGCACTTCTCGTTCCCGTGGGATTTACAGGTGTATTTGATTTTAGCTCTAAAAACTTTAATACGCCCGAGCAGTGGCAAATTATATTTCCAAACGGAAGAAAAAGTGGACCAATACACAGGACCAGATTTATATTCGGCATACCACAAGAACTTCCTTATGATGCTAAAATTAACGCGCAATGGTGGGGGAATTCAATATTTGTTCCCGTTTATGGTGATTTGATAAATATTGATTTAGGATTTAAATCCAGTGGGCAACAGGTTCAGCAAGCATCCATGGCTATTCTTTCTCAAAACACCCGAGACGAAGGGCTTACTGCTAATATTCAAGCGGGAAAGAACATTGATTTTCAATCTGCAGTTCAAGGGAGCGTAGCATCTCAGAACGGAAGTTTTACTGTTATTGATGCAGAAGACGAGGTTAAGCGTCTTGAGGTTTCAAATTTAAAAGATCAGGTAGCGGTTATCATTGCTCAAGTTAATAAAGTATATGCAACTTGGGGTATAAATCTTGTTAGAGCCTGGGGAAACCCTTTGGAGGGTTTTTCTTCGGGAGACGCTGAATTAAAAATGTCTTATGAATCCACGCAATATTCTCAAGAAATATTTTTGCGCCCTATATTTAATCAATTGTTTGAAACGAATCAGTGGATACTATTTCATGACAAAATGATAGAAGCTCGAAAAGATGAGAATGGAAAGTTTAATGAAGATTCTAAAGCTACGGTTCTTAAATGGAAATTTAATCCTGTTTATGATGAAAGCGAGACCCAAAGAGTTCAAGATTTGGTAACGCTTGCGCAAGCGTGCTCAACATTTATTGACGCTGGAGTTCCTAGAAATATTATTTATAAATATTTAGCCAGAGAGGGCGTATTTCCAGATATGGTATTCGATGATTGCGATGAATATGAAAAAGATTATTATGATAAGGTTGAAGATGGCTTAATTGCTGGTGGAAAAACCGATAATTTAGAAACTAAAGACTTAAAGGGTGAACGGTCAAAAGGTAAAAAACCTAGCGCATCCGAGAGCCAAAAGCCAAAAGCGGGGAAGTCAAAACTTAAATAACAATCTTTGTTGTTGATTTTAATTTTTTTTTAGCATAAAATACAATTATAGGAGTGAATATGGAAACCGTAAGCTTTAAAGTCCTTTCAGATACTGTCAAAAATAACTTTGGCGGCCATGTTATGGCTGGTGAATTTTTAGTTAAAAAGTGCGGTGATGAGGCGTTTGGTATATTTACTTCGCAAGGCTTAAAGCTGGATGAATTTTATGGAAAGGGTAATGCGCTAATTCGTGCAGAAAAAATAGCTACGGAATATTGCGAAAAAATAAATGAAATCGCAACAAGAGAATTTAAAAATATGGATGCCAATGAAGTTTATTCTATGGAATTTTTAGATGTTCCTTCCGTTGGGGGTGTTTGGTCGGAGCTTCATCCTGGCGGGTTTGCAACACAGCGTGTTCCCAGTATGAATAATGTTACATTTCAGAGTAGTTATAAGACTATTCGCGGAGGTGATATTTTCTTTGATTTTGTGATTGCTGCATATCCTACTATTGATCAAGCATGTTCATTTATGCAGCAAACTATGCTCTCAGGCAATTGGAAAGTTGTTATTGAGCCCTGGGAAAGGGATGTGACGCTTTAAAATGTACATGAAGTTTTCAAGGGATGGGTTTAAGTTAAATGATAAGCCTGATCACATAGGTCGGGATAAATCAAAAACCTATGAAGACTACATGGAATTTTATAATGTTGTAGTCGCAAGAACGGGGCTGCAAGATTGGGCTGTTCATGAGCTTGTTAAAAGTGGTGCTGTAAAGGCTGGCTATAAAAATCTTAATCAAATGATTAAGGTGTATAGACCTAAAGAGTCTTTTTCGGAAGCAGTTTTAAAAAGCTTTGACTCAAAGCCAATTATGATAGGGCATCCTTCTCGCGGCTATACCAGTGGGAAAGACAATGATAAACATCATGGAACTATGAGTGGAATAGCCTATCTTGCTCCAAATCCTGATGATGAGGGCGAGTTTCTTTGTGTTATTCCGAAAATAACGCTTTGGACTAGGGAAGCTATTGAATCATATAACAAAGGTCTTAGAGAAGTATCTATTGGATATTTTGATAAAAATCCAATGGTTTGGGTTAAAGATAAGAATTATGCTGCTGAAGAATGGTTAATTACGATTAATCATCTTGGCATAGTAGAGAAAGGCAGGGGTGGCTCTGTCTGTAAGTTAAACAATAAAAGTGAAGGTAAAAAAACTATGGATTTAGATATTGCAGTACAAAAGTTACAGCAAGATATGATCGGCGTAGTCGCTCATGTTAATGCTAGTACAAAATCGGTGGCGGAATTGGCTAAAGCTATTCCATCCATCACTGACAGTCTTACTTCTCTCACTTCCAAATTAAATGAAAAAATGGAAAAAGACGAAGCCAAAGAAAAAGAAATGGAAGAAAAAGCTAAAGAAAACGCTATGGAAGAAGAAAAGAAAAAGAAAATGGAAGAAGAATCAAAGAAAAATGACGTCTTCATGAGCCCACTGAAATTTCGTAATTTGCTTGATATGTTCACAATGGAGCAAATGGTTGTTATGAGCACTCCAGGCGGCTGGATGGATCAACAAACAGATGTAAATATTAAATCTATTTACAAAGATGTTTATGGTACAAAATCAGGCATGGGTTTAGAATCAAAAACAAATGAAGTTACTGCTAAAGTAAATGTTGCGCCAGTCGTTAAAAAAGCATTTAGCACAGCAGAAATAGGAGCTTAATTATGAGTTATACAAACGTAGATAATGGCCAACCAGTTTTACCAGTTGGCGTTGTACAGAGTACAGATTTTTTAGGTAGAGATCCTCGCAAAGGTTATAATGGTTCTAGCTCAAGATGGCCCGCCGCAATGGCCGCTGTTGATTCTAGCATTACTGTGGGTCAATTTATTGGTCGAGATTTAACATTGGATAATTTGAACCAAGTAACAAGTTTAGATCAAATAGATAGCCCAACCATCGCAAATGTCGTTGGCGCAACTCCAAGAAATGCCATCAACGGCTACCCACAACCAATCACGGTTGCAAATGTTGCGATTAATGGATTTGTTCCTGCTGGTTACAACCAAGCCGTGAGCATTTATCAAGAAGGCGTTCTTTATATTGGATGTTGCGATACAATTTCAGCCGCAGCAATTCAGGGAACCCTGCACATTGCAACAGTAAATTTTGGACTTGATACAGATACTCCAATCTATGCTGGAATGCTTGTTGCAGCCGGAACGACTGACGCAGCACCGCTTGCGCTTACTGGCGTAGCTTCTTTATCGGCTTTTGCTGGCGATGTAACTGGCGGATATGTATGGGGCGATGTAGTTCCTGTTCAATTTAATTTTATTAATAGTTAAGAGGTTTTTATAAATGAGTGAAAATTTAACTGCTGATTACGGTCAGCCTTGGATTAAGAATCCAAAAACATATTTTGAATCTATTGCCTCACCAGAAATGCAAGCTAAAGTTAAGCGCGCAAAAAATAATGGTATGGCTGTAGATTTTCCAAGTTCAATTGATGAATTTCTTGATGAAAGAAAAGACGCAAAGATTAATAAAATTGCCTCTGTAATTAAAGATGCTTTTAGCAATCCAGCAATTTCTAGTCAAAAAGAATTTATTGCTTCAAAAATTAACCATGCTGTTGAGTTGCTTAGAAATAGCTCTGAAGCATCGGCGCATGATTTTGTTGCAAAATTTAATACAATTTATGGTGAAGATGCTTCGGTGAAAACAAATGCGATTGCTCAAGATTTGGGCGGATCGGTATTGCCTAATCAGCTAGAGTTCTTTTTACCTTATTTCATTACGCAACCAATGCGTGCGGCAGCATATCCATTCCTTCCCACTATCGGTGTAGGCGGATTGCAATTTAATCAATTTAAATTGATGTCTTACTTGCCTGGCGATTTGCAATGGTACGCTACTGATGAATTAAATCAATTCACAGACAACATTGAGGTTAGCGCAAATAATTCTGTTGCAAATATCTATCAATTGAAAAAAGGTATTAATATTACTTATTTAGAGTCAGCATATTTATTAGAACAAAATAAAATTGCTAAATATCCTAATAGCATTGCTCCATTCAACCCGACCTCTGGTTTTGCGGCTGAATTGGCGGCTCGCATGAAATATTTAATGATTTCAAATGAGTTGTTGTTAGACAGTGTTGCAACTATTGGTAGTACATTGCCAACAGGGCAAGAAAACGGATTTTTAACAAATATTGTTACGACCACTCAAATTCCTACGGTAACTCCTGCGGTTTCTGGTGATTGGGATACTTTAAATGTTATTCAACAGTATCAAGTGTTGGCAAATCTTTCTAATACCGTTGGTCGTCAATCCTTCGGCTCTATGAACGGAGCAACATTATTTGTTGACTTGTACACTTTCTATGGATTCATTGAAAAGATGGGGCCATCTCCAAGCAACGCAACGTTAATGAACTTGTTGCAAACGTCTGGTGTATTTACTGCAATATTCCCTGTGGCAAATTGGTCTGAGGCTTTCCCTGGTCAAGCTACTTTTATTGTTGCAAACAATACAAACCAAGTTTGGGCTAACAACATTCCTTTTGCAATGGGAACTCCTCCAGATTTCCATCCAATTGTAAATGGTCAAGGCATTACAATTCCTTGCTTGTCTCGTTTCTCTGGTGTTCAAATTAACCAACAAAACGGGCTTGGAAGATTAGTGTCTACATTAAGCTCTGACTCTGTTGCAATGAGAACTCAATGGGCAAAAGATGCAAAAACTGGTCTGGCAGTTAAAAAACCTGCTGGAAGACCAAGAAAAGCAGCTTAAGGAAAAATTATAGTTAAGGCGGGGTAAGTAAAATGTCATATAATCCGACTATTGCGAATCCCGCCAACTATGCTACCTATACAGATGCATTATCATTGCTTCCTTCTTTGGCTAATTTAGTTACTATAGAAGGGGTTTTCGTTGGCGAAGGCCTTTATAATTTTGTTAGTAATTTTATGGTTCAGCCACAACTCCCTAAATCAAGGTGGGCTAGGCTAAATCCATGTCCTCTTGGCGTTCTTTCTTTATATTTAACACTCCATTATTTTACATTAAGTATTAGAACAACATTGAATCCGTTGTTCGATCCAAATGACGCGGAAGCTACATCAGGCAGTATTAATGAAATATTAGCAGAGGATTTTAAAGTTAGATATTCAGAGGATAAAGTTGCAAATTCATTACAATCAAGCTATTTTCAAACCGATTACGGAAGAACTTATTGGTCAATATTGTATCCATTGAATTTAGCAATTGGCATTGGTGGACAAGGTGTTCCTTTCCAGAGTATTTAATATGCTTAAATTATCTATTGATATTAAAAAATTAGAGTCAACTTTAAAAAACTCAAAAACATTTAAGATGCTAAAAGAGTTAGATAAAAAGAAAGTTGAAATAGGTTTTTTTTCAGACGTTCAATTACCTGTTTCTCAAACTGGTAAAAAGTTTGCTGCATTAATGGGTTATGCTGAGGACTCTATTGGGCCTAATGCCGCTCAATTAGCGGCATGGATGAATTACGGAACATATAATTCTCATGGCTATCATACTCCCGCAAGACCATTTTTTGATTACGCAACTCAAGAAATAAAAGATAATTTATCATCAATTGTTTCAACCGTTAAAATAACGGAAAAATTTTATGATTCGTTTGGAAATTATGCAGTAAAAATAATACACGAAACTATTAATGATAGTTCTAAATATGAAGCTAACGCTCCAATCACTATTGAATTAAAGGGGAGCGATAAGCCATTAATTGATGAGGGAAATTTAATTTCATCTGTGGAGGCGAGAGTAGTTAATGGCTAATTTTGGTGCTGGTTATTTTAATGCGTTAAATGTTGCCGTTAATAAGATGGGCGTTCCATATATTGCTCAATTCTCTACTGTTCAGCAAAACATCATGGGTCAATTGCAAACATTAAGTCCTAATTTTTCAATTAGTGGAATAACATTATCTAATGGCATTGCCATAGCAACATCATTGATGCCAAATATATTTCAAGCGGGTCAAGTAACAACCATTTCAGGCGCGGACCAAGACGCATATAACGGAACTTTTTTAATATTTTTCACCCCCGACCCCTATACGTTTTGGTTTAGGGTTTCAGGCTCCCCAGACAGTCCTGCAACTGGGACAATAACCGCAACATATTCAGCAAAATTTAATGGGATAATTCAAAACAGAAGAAAAAAAGAAATTGAATTAACGGCAGATTTTTCACCAATAAAACAAATAATTCATCTTCAAACCTCTTATCATTTTGATGAGTTTAGCACATCGCCCGATCAAAATATAAAAGTAAGAATATTAATTTCATATCTTGGCAAACCGTATCAAATTATGAATAAAAAACTTGTCGCAAACTCCGTGTACGAATATAATTTGGAGCTATACAATGGAACACCCTAAAAGAATTGTTACAGCACCCAAAAACACACCCACAGAAGCGGTTAGAATTACCGCTATACGTGATTATTTAATATCATCATTTTTAGGAAATGATTTTGGATTTATAGTGAGAGCTGATAATTCTCATGTAAAATTTTCAAACCCACAACAAATCCCCGACAATAATGCGCTTATTCAAATAACGCCCTACGCGCCAAACACTTATAAATTTATGAAGGTTAATAGTTATGCCCCTTCCAGCAATGGTGATGGAACATATACTATTACCGCTTACATCTCAAAATTAGCTCGATATAATATTGATTGTATCGCAACAAACTATTTAAGTGAACAAGTTTTAGAATTGGCATCAATATATTTAGATATGTCAGGAAATACATTCGCGCCGTATTCCATGGGATACAATGCTCGCAATACCATATTAGATTTATCGAGCACAAAAGAAAGCCAATCTTTTATCGCAACTCGACATAGAATGGTTGCTTTATTTCAACAAAATGATACAATTAATATTGTAAGCAATTCCCCTGAAGTTAGTGAGACTACTGTAATACTTTCGTGGAATGAATTAGGAACAACAGAGGTAATAGATAATGACACTATCACTCGCTAATCAGGTCGTAACTGAATTAACGCTAACATCGCCAACGGCGAGCTCTAACGCCATTGGGAATGCCGCAATGGTTACAATCTCCCCGTTGCCTGGAAGCAACCCCTTGTGGACTTCATTTTCAGATTTTACTACTTTCTCAGCTTATTTTACTGAAGAAGATTATCCTGATGACTACGGTTTTGGATTAGCATTTTTTTCAAACAATGGTGGCGTTGGATTGCTCTATGTTATTAATTGTACTCAACCATCCTCCGCAGAATCCACAAACGTTTCCACAGCCATCTTGAATGCTCAAACTCAAATTTGGGGGATTGGCCAAAGTTTTTTTGGTGTTGGATTTTCTACTGGATTTAATACCCAAACTTATGATGCGACTGTTTATGATATTTCATCATTAACTTCCTCTCCATACACTTTAGATATACTTAATTTGACCTCTGTTGGCACAACGGCAACAGCAACGGTTGCATCTACCACAGGATTAATTAATGGTCAAACCTTCACTATAAGTGGAGCAGATCAAGCTCCTTATAATGTTACAAATGCTTTAATTACCGTTCTGAATGGAACACAATTTACATATACGTTTTCCGGCGATATTACGTCTCCTGCAACAGGTCTTATTACCGCTACAAATACCGCTCCTTTGGCTACGGCTACCGTAGCTTCTACAGCAGGGTTGGCAACAGGAAGCAAAGTAACAATTACTGGAGCGAGCCAAGCTTCTTATAATGTAATAGACATAGCAATTACTGTAATTAGCCCCACTCAATTTACTTATTTATTTACTGGAGACAATACAAGCCCAGCAACAGGAACAATTATTGCTACAAACGTCACGGTTGACTCTAATAATATTTTTTATAGTGCAACACAATTAACGGGTGAATTAGAGGCTTTAGCCGCTGCGCTTCCCGGTATTAATGTTTATATGGATGTTATTGGTCGCTCATACTCTCCTGATTTTTTAAATTCTAATTTTTTAACTTACCCCCCTTTTGCGTCTCAAAAGACTCAATTATCTAAATATTTATCAGTTTATTTTGAATGTGTTCCTATTAATTCTGGCGCACAACAATATGGTGATCATGACGCAGCAATTCTGGGTTATGGGTGCACATTCTCAAAAGTTAATGTCAATGGACAAACATTTAATGGAATAACACTTTCAGGAGTATTTCCAATTACATCTGGAGATACAGATATTTATGGGCAAACATATACGGTGTTTGGGATTATGCAGACTTTCACAAACGCCCAGTTAAATTGTTATTACACATACAACCAAGATACTCAATTAAATTGGGCATGGTTAGCCGCGACAGGAGCATCTGGTCCAGCAAATATTTCATTAAGCTCAACCTATTTAAGATTATTGATTGTTCAAGATTGTAATAATTTTATGAAAAACAATGTTCTAAACCAACCTTATAGTCATAATACGGGGGCGGTTGGACGTGCAGGGCTTGAAAATATATTTAAAAGTTATTCTGCTATTCAAAGCTATATTATTACAGATCCAATTATTGTTACTCCAGCTCCAGTGCCAGCAACATTAACTTGGTCGGTTGCATTAATTATTAACGGCATTGTTTATAATGTAAACATTGGCGGAACAATTACAGAAAGTTAGGAGACTAAATAATGTCATACACACAAGTTCAAAATCCATCAGGTATAGTCCTTAACATTTCCGGCATACCTATTACAGATTTCGACCCAGAAGCTGGTATCGTATTGGACGACACTGTTCGCTCAATGCTTGCGCTTGGAACAACAGCCACCCAACCAACATTTGCTGGCACTGTAAAAACAACTATTTCGTTTTCATTAATGTCATGGTCTCCTCAATCGGGATATTTAAGTGCATTATTGCAGGCATTGCAAGATTTAAGCGGAGTATTACCATCGGTATTATCATCCATTCCCGGCGTTACCGCGGCTAGTGTTTTTCAAACGCCATTTTTTACACTTGGCTTTAAAAATAACCCCAGTTTTTTGGTTCTTTCAGGCACATATACTATTCAGAAACAATTTAGTAATTTTAAAATCCCCACCGGCGCGGAAAACACTCCTCCACGCGAATGGGTTTTTGAAATACAACAAGCCATTCCTTCGTTGCTTGGCGCTACTGGCTCTAATTATGGCTCAGGATCATAAAACATGAATGAAGAATTAAATGAATTAATTGAAGAGCTAAAGAAACAATACAAGATTGAAGCTAGTGGTCGTTATGCTTTATTTAATAAAGATGCTTCTGGCCCAGTGTTTGAATTACTTCCTTTTGATGCCATGACTTACTATGAGGTTTCTCAAAATATCGAAACAGAAGATGTTCAAAAACTTATTGAATTGGTAGGTTCTTGTGGCTTGCTTGTTTATACTGATGCAAGAGGGGCTATTGCAAAATTAAATACAATTTATTTAAGAAATTATTTGAAATCGCCAAGTTGCCCTAAAGATTTTTTATTTAAATTAAAAGCATTTCTTAGCTTTGGTCTTTATTTGACGATGCAGGAAATGGACGATTCAAAAAAAAACTAGACTCAGCAAAAGTAACGATTAGTTATTGGGAGCAGGGCGAGCAAAAGGAAAAAACAATTCCTTTTAAAAACGTGCTTTTTGAGGCGGTTAGATATAGACTATTAACTCTTGACGAGATTGAAACATTTCCAGCGGCTAAAATAAAGCTGCTCTATGAAGCCATAGAGTTTGCTCGTTCAGGAAAAACGGCGGAAGATGTTTAAATGTCAGAAGATTTAAAGATTGGATTACAGGTAGAGTTCGATGAAAAATCGGCATTAGCTGCCATATCAGCCAAAGTTCAAGAATTCAATAGCAAATTATCTTCAATATCTTCATCTGCCGCATCATCTGTCCGACAACAATATGAAAGAATATCTCCAAAATTAAAAAGTCGCTCTTATGATAGCGTTTCAGGTTCAAGAAGTTCAAAATCAGAACCTAAGGATGATGAAGATTCTAAGGGAATTAATAAGACAACAAAAGCCTATATAAAATCACTTGATAAATCAACTAAAGCCCAGGAGAAAGTCACTAAGCAATTAAATAAGCTCGCTGGGGCGGATACAAATGAACCATTATTTAGAAGAAGAAATAAATGGGAACGATTAAGCACATTCTTTGGTGGAAGTTTATTAAATGCGGATAAATCAACAACCATAAAAGGCGCGGCAGGACTCGCGGCAGGTGGCGCATCAATTCTTTCATCTGGCGCAGGTGTCGGCTCTTTTGTGAGTGCTTTATTTTCAAATCCAGTTACAGCGGCCGTAGCTGTAGCAGTTGCTACCGCAGCTCTTGCAACCCTTGGAACATACAAGGCTGCAAAGCAAGACTTTGTTTATTATTCTAACGAAGGCAATACAGGGCTCTCTGCTGGCGCATTAAAAATATTAGATAAGGGATTGCCTGGGCAAGCTGGACAGGAATTGACCGCCGGATTTAATGCTAATGCCATTAATTACGCCTCATCAAATCGTTTTGCACCTTCAAATATTGCCCAAAATCTTGCGATGACAACGGCGAAATTTAAAGGCTCACAATATCTTTTAAAAATATTAGGGAAAAATGAAACAGGAACAAAATTAATACAAGATGTATTGACGCAAACATTACAAAATTATCAATCAGGAGCGTTTGGAAAGTTTGGAAGCCCAGAGGCAAAGTTAACCGCAAATGGAATATTACAAGGCGCATTGCCTGGCACTAACTATTCTGATTTTATTGAAGCAGCATCACAAAAGGGGGGCGGTAATGTTTCACAACTCATTAAAAACATTAATAATCCTGATTATCTGAATAAACACGCAAAGCTATTAAGCCAATCTAGCGTTCTTACTGACACCCAAGCCGGAGCAAATATAAATTTAGAAGCATCGAATATATTACATGAGACAGCAAATTCTATTCAAAATTCCGTTAACAAATTTGGAAGGTATGTCGATAAATTAGCAGCAAATCAACCGCAAAACTTTAATCCTTATGGGTTTTCCGGACTTGGAGTAAATGGCTCATGAGCTTATTTCAATTAGATAATATAGTGTCACTTCAAGAAGAGCTTTATCCAGCAGGCCCGATTGTTGTCGGAGGATTGAGTTTTCAAATAGCAATACCGCAAAGAGAGGTGTTTGTATATGATAATGTCAAAACAAGCTATACTGTGCCACAGCAAGCAGATAGAGCAGATAGTATTTATAGAAACCCAAATGGGTTTGTCCTTGAGGGAATAATGGCTTTTTCCCTCATCAATGGGAATCCTGTAACCGTGCTTGACTTGTTACCAAGTTTAGGTCAGGCTGCCCTTGGAATAAATCAGGCTGGAAATATTTTATCCACTATTCAAGCTCAGTTTCAAACCTGCGTAAACTCAAGCTCAACTTTTTTACTTTCTACGACATGCAGCCAAGAACAGCAATCATTTTCAATAACTCATGCGGAGCTTGAAAGAAATTACAAAATGGCAAATTGCTTTTTAGTAAGATTATTTCTTGATGAGGTTATCGTTGGCGCAACCCCAATTTCAAATACATTGGTTTCACCATCAGCCGGAAGAGATTACGCATCATGAGCTATACAAATATCACATCCCCTTATAAAATAGTTACTAGATTAGCCAATGGAAATAATAATGTAACACTTTCAACAAAAACAGGCTTAGTACTTAATTTTTATTTTTTCTGGAATCGTCAAAATAATTCAATTACTTTTGATTTAACAAGCCCATCAATATCTGGCCCTATACAGAATGTTTTATTCAATTTAACGCCCAACATGATATATCCATTTCAGTCATCCATCGGCACTCTTTTTGTTAGCGGAAGCTTTCCAACAATAGACACCATTGATAAAAGTGCAATATTATATTTTGAGGAGGCTATATGAGTATGCCGCCTTGGTCAAGAGGTTGGTCTTTTGAGGTGTATACCGATCAAACATTAACCACATTGGTTTGGAGTTTTAACTCTATTGATTACGCAATCAATAGCATGGGCTATTATAAAATGAAGAATACAAACTATATGAACATGGATTTCACGGTAATTCCCATAGCTTATAACGGTGTCCCAGCGTCTGGCTCTTGGAGTTTTTATAATATGCCTACTCAGATAGCACAATCTATCGCGGAGGGAATGTACGTTGTTTTTGGTGTTGGTCAATTAGACCCATCAACAATTCTTACGGCATTCCAAGGGTTTGTTAGGACAAATGTAACTTGGTTTAATAAATATCCAAGCCCTAATGCCGTTACAAATATTACAGCTTTATCTGGAACAGTATTTCAATATTCTTTAACCAAGCAAGGTATCACGATAGACCTTCCTAAAGGAACGGTAGCGTCTGCATTAAGTCCGTTGATAAATGCTCTTGGTATATCTGGTTTTAATACGTTTGGCGGTGTTGGTGATTATCCATTTCCACCAACAAAAATAGTGGCTCAAGAATGGTTTAATGCTTTGAATCAATTTACTTATATTGCACAAGCAAACTATACTTATGATCCCATAAAAAATTTTCTGAATGTTTACCCAACACATAAGATACCAAGCCAGAACTATGGTGATGAAACGCAGATACCAATACCACTAACAAACCTTGTTGAATATCCGGTAATTGATGGATACACCTATTTATTAACATGCTCAAAACTTATAGACACAAATTTGATAAAGTTTGGAGATGTTATCCAAGTGGATACAAGTCTTATTCAATATCAAAATGTTGGTGCAACAACCTCGTCTCAACAAGGTCTAAATAATGCTATCCAAACTAGTAATTTTTTTGTTTATGGCATTCAATTTTCTGGCCAATTAAGAGGCGGAGATAATTCATGGCTTCAAAATATAACTGGCGTCCTTCAGGAGTAAATTATGTTATCTAGCAACGCACCAAAATTTCAAGGAATACGATCAAGAACCATAAGCTATGAGCAGATAAATGAAATAATGGCATCTTATATAAACACTATTTTTATAGGTGATGTTTTATCTTTCGACCCAACAACATCAACTGCGGTGATTGATGTCCATAACTCAAAGCCATTCAACTCTCAAATCGTTGAAAATAATAGCAATCCATCGGGCGTTCCTGGATTTTGGTTTCAGCCAATTGGGCAGATAACGCTAAGATGTTTTTGTCCTGCATTTATCGAGGCAACACCACAAGTTAATGATACTGTAATATGCTTTGTTCCTCAAAGCTCTATTGAAGCTTACTTTGATGGCTCTGTAAGCAATTATGGTGGAAGATATAATATTGGAGAGGCTCTAGTTTTCCCAATAAAGACGGGGTATTCAACATCAAATACCTTAACAATAAATCCTAATTATGCTAATATAACAAATGTAATTGTTAATGCGGAAAACCTAACCATTAATCCTAGTGAAGAATTAGCTTTAGCGGCTGTCACAAAAATTAATACGAACAAGTTTTCAGTAACAAATGAAACGGGAGAATTAATAACAATTCTCTCTACGGTTTTGAATGCTATAGCTGCGATTGTTCCAGTGCCGGGAACTCCCCTAGATACAACAGCGGGGGGCGCAATAACTTTGGCCGCAACAGAATTAGAGACTTTTATATCATGATAGATTTTTTAACATCGCAAGGGTTTTATGTGTATAACAATACAACCAATGATTTTAAAATTATTGATAACGATCAAGAAATTCTTCAGAGAATGACAAACTCTATTACCGTAGAGTCTTCTCAATGGAAAATATATCCAGAAGCAGGGCTTCCTTGGAAAGAACTTCAATCAAAAAGAGCATCTTTTAATACTGTTCAAAATACGGTGACAGCGCAATTAAAAAAAGACCAAAACTATACAAAGATAAAGTCTATAAAAAGGTATTATGAAAATGGAGTTTTTTCAATGAATATAAATATTGTTATTAATAATACAGATTACAATATAAATGCGAGCACCCTATTATGATAAGTTATCCAAAGTTACTACAACAAATTCAAGATATATTTAAAACAACTATTTCCGAGGATATTGATTTTACTTCAACTTCTAGCGCTTCATTTTTATGTGGTTCTATTGCTGAATGCGCTTTTTTAATACAGCAACAACAAAATATATTTCAAAACACTTGGAACGTTAATACTGTTTCTGGCGCAGCGCAAGATATGAATACTGGCTGGTTATTTAATCTCCCTAGAGTTTGTCAAAATATTAAATTTACAGCAACTCTATTTAATAATGGATCTGGAAGCACAATAAATATAACAACATCAGATTTGTTTACCTATACAAACTCAAATGGAGTTTATAATTTTACAGTTACACAAAATGTTGCTATTGCAAACAACGCAACTGAAAATGCTGTAATGATTTTTGTTGGCATTAATTATACTAATTTACCAATAATTCCATCAGGAACTTTGTTCTTCAATGCTAATAACCCACTTTTACAGTGCACTTCAACCGAGGAATTTGACCCATCCTTCGAGTCTGACGAAGAATATAGAATAAAACAAGAGACTATTTTTGACAGAGGACTTTATGGAATGCCGTTGGCAATTAAATATGCCCTTGAATATAGCTTGTATGTTAATAAGTGCGAGGTTTATTTTGGAAACATAGTTAATGGGCCATACAATATAGATGGAAGTGCTGGAACGTACTCACTTCCTTATGGGCAAATATTGGTTCTGGCATCAGGAGATTATATTGGAGTTGGCAAAGTTTTAGCCGTGCAAAATCAAGTGGCTAACTTAATATTAGGCGCAATAGATCCATTGAACATAACTTATGTAGCAGATGATTTTGAAAATCAAGTTAATACTACGGCGACATCACCAAACGGACAGCCATGGGATATAACTTATTACACATCAATACCAAACAATACTTCTATTGAAATAACTTTTAGTACCCAAGAAATTCCACAGTATTCAAGTAGTGATGTTGAAAACCTAACCGCATTAATACAAGCTTATGTTGATGGAATAAGGATTGGCTATCCAATCTATACAGGTCAAATTTCAACGATATTTGCAAATTATAATCCATCAATAAATGCCCCTATAATTTCTATCGTAATTAATTCTGTTGAAGTCTCTGATTTATTTACACAAGACCCAGACCAAGAGTTTATTTTTGAATCACTAAGCTTGGTATATGAATAATGTATATATATTTTCAAAAATCATTAAGTAATTTCATTCCAACATATTGGAATACACAAGCTCCAAACCCATTGCCAAAGCCATACCAAGAAGGGTTTACTTTTTATACTCTGAACGACATAGTATCAACTCTTTATATTTGGCTTCAGACACAGCAGTCAGGGCAAGTTGTTGAGGATATTGTTCCTAATACAGATTTGAATTATGGAATAACCTGCTGGGAAGCCACAGTAAATGCTATATATAATAAAACATTTCCTAATGCGCCAGTTCCAGAATGGATTAATCCAAGTAACGATCCAATAATTACTGAAAAAACACAGGAGGAATGGAGGCTCCAAATACTTTCATTTATTGGAAATATAATAAATCTCCCACCGTTTTTCATAAAAATATTCATTGGATTTACATTATCCGTTGCTCCAAAAGACATGCTAGGATTTCCAAATTCAAATTACAAATTAGGACACGGAACAGCAAGAGATTATCTATATGATTATCTAACCTCACAACAATATGCTGGAGCAATATTAGCTAGAAAACTAACAATTTACTCTACAGCGAGCATCCCAAATATTATTTTGGCCGTATCATACATTACTCTTCTTCCGGCAGAAAATATTTCCATTTCATTACTTGGGAACGAGATAACGGTTTCAATCACTGGGACGGCAACAAACCTAGTCTATATAGAAGCAATTATTAATTATAGAGACCAATTTGGCGCACCTTTATATCCACTTCCCTCTTATGGGAACTTAATATTCGAGTATTTACCATGAAAAAAAAATTAGATCTAAATGAAAATAAACCATTAACAAAGCTTGCAAAAGTTAAAGCTAAAAAACCAAAATCAATTGGTAGCGGTCCATATACGTTAAAAATTACACCTAGCGAATTTGACGCAGGACAATTAAACCTTGGAAGTCCCATATTAAATCAATTACAAACTGAAGGATGGAAAGGTGGGGATGGATTAGACGCTTTATCATTAAATAATTTCATTTTGCAAGGATCTAATTTTGGAACATCTTTTAAGCCATTAAAAATTGTAAATGCAAATATTAATATCCCAAGCGTTGACACTGGAAATAACTATAAGGCAGACTGGTACTATCTATTTAATATTATAGCAACAGGATTAACCATAAATCTTAATATTGATATATTGGTTGATAGCTCTACGGTTACATTTTTTAATGCCACAGGATTAAATGTAACAATCAATATTTTATCTGACAATGGAAATTCTACGGCATTAATACCTCCAGCGGCATACCTAGATATTACCCTGGTCACCTCCTCCCCATATCTCTATACCACAATCTATAGGCAAGTGGGAATACAAGGTATTTTAGTTGGAGATTGCAAAGTTAGCAGTGTTCCTGGAGATCAATTACCGAACTTTATGATGATGGATGGAAGAGCTATTAGCAGAGAAACTTATGCTTATTATTTTAGTTTAGTTGGAACAACTTATGGAGGGGGGGATGGTTCTACAACGTTTAATATTCCTACCCAAACTGGCAATATGATAATTGGCTATAATGAGACGTATCTACTAGGGTCTCCTGGAGGCTCTGCTACAAGTGCATTAACATCACCTAGCCAGCTAGTTTCCCATACACATGCAGTTAACGATCCAACACATCCTCATGCTGTAACTCAAACACCACATACACATGATGTTGACCCAATCGGATCCGCTGGTGGAGTCTCTGGAAACCAAGTTGGAAATGGTAATAGTGGCGACAAAGGACTTCAAGCGGTAACGGCCTCAAACGCTAACATAACAATTAATAATGCAGCCACAGGGATAACCATTGACTCAACGGGGTCAGGCGCCCCATTTGACACAATTAGCCCATACAACCCATTAAATACGCTTGTGCGCGTGCTTTAAACTTGATACAATTATAGTAGTTAGGAGATTATTATGGCATTATTAGATTTTACGCCCTTTGATACAACGCTATCTCAGTCTACGCTTTCTGTTCAGGAGGGTATTTTACCCCCCCCACAAAATGGAAATGCGATTGCTGTTTATTTAACAGCAACAGCTACCGCGACTCCAGTGGTCTCAGAAACGCCTATTCTATTAAACATAGCCTCTGGCAGCGTTTATTTTTCACTCCAAGGCTCTCAACCTATTTATGTTTCATTTATTAGTGGCGATTTAGCTGGATTTCCTACAGAGAACGGACAGTCTGTTTCTACCCAAGGGCAATGGGTATATCCCAATACTCCACCTACGAAATGTGGATTTTCATTACAGGCAGGAAATTACAGTTTTTCAAGTCCCCCAACAATATTTGCTTCTATTGAAGCCCCTATAGGTACAACGGTAATAAATATATTAAATGTCTACCAATATCCCAATACACAAGCCACGCAACAAATTAATGTTCTTGGGAATGTTTTTACAGACCACGAAGGTCGCGTAGTTGAAGATTTTAACAACAATACTTTTATAGATTAAAGAGGTTTTTTATGAATGATGAAAATACAGAATTATATGATTTACAGGAAAAAAGATTAACAAAAACTAAGGGTGGAAAAAGTTTTGTTAAGTCAGCCCCAACAAGTCGCTCAGGTGCTGGAACAGTAAATCTTAACGCAACTATTATTGAATATCCTCAAGCAAATTTAACTGCGATTCAAGCTCTTCCTGAGCCAATGACGGCTGGAGTTTTAGCTTTTTCTATCGCGGACAATGCTTTTTATCAGTGGAATGGCTCTTCTTGGGTTGTTTCAACAATTTTAGCAAATCTTCCACAATCACAAATTACAGGTTTAGTAACGGCATTGTCTGGAAAAATGGCGCTAATATCTGCGCCAACAAACAATCACGTTTTGATAACGAATAATTCTGGTCAAGGGGTTGATTCTGGGGTTCTTTTAACGCAATTTACCCAGCAAGGCAATACATTTAATACTACAGGTAAGTTGGTGCAATTAACGAGCGATGTTTATCCTACATTGCCTATAGTAGATTCTGGAGCGACTACTGTTAATGATCCGACCACATCCTCTCCTGCGGAGCTTAACGTAGCTCTTGCCAATATTCATGCGGGCGGTGGGGCTGGAACGGTAACAAACGTTTCAGTAGCTTCAGCTAATGGAATGGGCGGGACGGTTGCTACATCAACCACAACGCCAGACATCACATTAACCACTAGCGTAAATGGCGTTGTTAAAGGAAATGGCACGGCATTTGTGGCCGCGGTAGCAAATACCGATTATCTTCCTGTTGCATCTCCCACCTCGACTGGAACCTTGTCCGCCGAAACATATCAAGGTTCATCCAATATGAACGTAGAAAGCACTATTCGAGCAACAGGTCAAAACCCTCCTGTCTCTGGAAGCGGTTTAGAGATTGCGTGGGACGGCGCATCTTCACAAATTAGGGCATACAACAGAACAACTCCGGGATATTTACCAGGAGCAATTGACGCAAGCACTCTGAATATTAATGCTGCATCTGGTGGTAGTATAAAGCTAGGTGGAAGCCTCGCCCTGTCAGGGGCGTTAGGGACAGGTATTTTAAAAAATACAACATCAACAGGGGAATTAAGCATTGCTAGCGCAGGCGACTTCCCCACGCTCAATCAAAATACCACGGGTTCCGCCGCGCAAATTGGATCGAGTACGTTTGTGGCGCAAGTTGACACCTCTTCACTCACTGCGAATAGAAGCATAGCGATGGGAGATGTTGATGGGCTTGTTATTCCTCAAGCATTTGAAGCTGAGGCAGGGTATTTAGTCACTGGAATTAATATAGACTCAACCCCCCAAGTAATTGAATTTACCACAGACGGTAGCGCCACACTTGATACTGGTTCAGGTCCTGGATTGTGGCAATTGCGAGTTAACCAAGCGACAACCTCACAACTTGGAGGCTCTGCGATTGCAACTGACTCAGCAACTTTGGACGGCCAGGATGAGTCAAGTATTGTCACTCCAAATACATTAAACTCATCGGGGTGCTTATCAAATTTCAAAGCTGTTGCATGGGCTTCTGGCTTTTCAAGCGGAGTGGTAACAAATGGAGCAATAAATATTACTACTGGAGCTACGCAAGTTTTTGGCAATGGAACCTCTCCTGACGGAACTACTGGCATAGTATTAACTCCACAAAGACAATTTGATGTTTTTGTATTGCTAAATTTAAGCTCTGCAGCGGCATCAAGTGTAAATTTTATTATCACAGGCACAAACTGCACCGTAATTACCGAGGCGCGCGGCATAGGTGCGTCCACAAATAAAGATTTGATTCTGAAGGCTACTGTTATAACGTCAAACCTATCCTCACCAACTATTACGGTTGTCGCCAGTGGTTTGTTGGGGGGCGTTCAGATTATAAATGATTCATTTTTACATATTTTAGAACAATAGGAGATAAAATAATGGGTTTAAATTTAAGTCTTTCAAATTTTGAAGAAGTCGTGCAAGGAATTGTGTCGGCTGTCACAGTAAATCCAATTGCTGGAAGCATCAACATCATAAAAGGTGTTGCTGATATTTTTGGATGGGAGCAAGAAACGACAACGCAAGCAAAAGTGGCGACAGAATTACCAGCGGCTGCAGCTATTGCCACGCCAACCGAAAAAGAACAACTTTTGCAATTAGCTTTACAATTGCAAACTCAACAAGCAGCACTTGATCAAAATATTTTAAATCAGGGGTAAAATGTATTGCTTGGAATACTATTGACTGGGTTAAGACAATTATTGCTAGGAAGATAAAGATTGGAAAAAAAAGATGAACAATTAAATGTTAAAAAGCTATTAAAAAATAAAATTGTTTTATTTGGCATTGGCGTTGCGTTCGCTATTTATGGAATATTTCAACTCGGCGTTCATGTTGCGCCAATAATGCCAGTGCAGAGCGGTGTAGATGTTGCTCAAGATTTTGAAAGTCGATTGGACGCGCAGGACACAGAAATACAGGAGATACAGGCTCAATTAAATGCTACAAACGAGGTTTTGATTGAGCTACAACAAGAGAACAAAAAAGGTAATTAATATGAAAAAAATACTAAATAAAATTGCTAATGCAAGCATTACAAAAGAAACCATTCTTAAGCTTTTAATAGGGCTTGGACTTGGCTTTACCACAATACTAATTGGTGAGGCATTAAGCATGCTGGTTTTGGAGCGACAGATAGCCGTTTATTATGGAACATCATTTGCTACAGCAATGCTGCTTATGGTAATCCTTGCCTGGGGATTTATTGTCATTAAAGACTGGAAAGATTTGTTCATGTTTTCGCTAAACGCTCCAATCACTGTTTGTTATATTGGGTTTGTATTTGAGATATTTAAAACAGGACTTGGACCAGCATTATTATTTGGCATATTTGATGCTGAAGTATCTGGAATACTGTTCAATTATTCAACATGTTTATCAATAATTTCTGTTGGATATTTTGTAATTAAGCGGTTATATTCTAGCGCCCTCAAGTGACCATTCCCTGTCAAGAATTTTTGGATATTTTCCATTAAAATTTACCAATATTTTGTCTGGAATAAATATCTCTGTTTTCTCCGCTTCTGATACGGTGGATGGTGGCAGCCTTCCCATTTTATTATAAAAATTGAAAACATTTTTCTTTGAGTATGGGTCATTATGCTCAATGCAAAGATATTCTGAATAAGGTTTTTTATTATCACAAATATAAGTTACCCGAAGACAGTCGGGCTTCCCCTCTTTTTTATGGCGATTTTTTGTTACGAACTTAACCCCAATCCACTCGGGAGGCTTTATTGATGATATTAAATCACCAACCGCCGCCTCTTTTTCAATCTTACGAGTTATCATAAATCCATGACCGCAAAACGGACAAGTCTCACATTTTGCGCCAACTTCCTGTCCGCACTTCAAGCATTCTTTTTTGGAGCTTTCAACAACTTCTTTACCTTCTTTATTACGCTTAACTTTTTCTGGTGGAGGCTCAATTTTATCAATAGCTCCATGTCGATCGAAATTTTGACCGTAATCTAAAATTAAACAATTATGTTTGTTTTCGTATAGCCTAAATCCCCTACCATACATTTGAAGCAATAGGTTTGTTGAGTGTATTGCCCTTAAAATAATGATAACGTCTAATATAGGGCAATCTGTGCCTGTTGTTAGTGCGTCTACAGTTATAAGCCATCTCACCTTTCCCGATTTAAATCGAGCCAAAGAGCCTAGCCTATCCTTTGTTTTAGATGTGACCAATTCGCAAGATTCGCCAATCTCTCTTAGGAATTTCAAGACATCATCGCACATACGAAGCGAGGGACAGAATATAAATCCAGCCTTTCTGTCTCTGCCCAGAGAGACAGCCTCTTTCAATGCTGGGTAAATAATCTTTAACATTGAAGCCTCAACTGATGAGGTTGTATATTCATTATTCATTTTGTTTATTTTTAAATCAGTAAAATCTCCAACAATTTTTTTATCTTCTTCTGAGGGTGTAACTACCGGACAAATTCTGCCCTCCTCAAACATTTTCTTTAGCGGTATTTCATAAACTATAGCATCAAACAATGAGTCATCGCCGTTTAGCAATGATCCATTATCCATGCGCCACGGCGTACCAGTCATTCCTGCAATTCGCATTTGTGGGTTTATTTTAAGAAGTTCATTGATGAAATCCCTGTATTGTCCTTGGCTTGAGCTTGGTATTAAGTGAGCCTCATCAATGATGAGCAAATCAATTTTACCAACAAATAAATGTTTACCATGCAATGATTGTATGCTTCCAAATATTACATTGTGTTGAAGGCATTTCTTTTTGAGCCCCGCATTGTAAATGCTAAATTTAATATCAGGGCATACGGATTTAAAGGCTTTTGAATTATGATCAACCAAATCCATTTTATGAACAATAGACAAAATCCTGCATTCTGGCTTTCTTTTTAAAAGGTATTGAATTATCCCTGCTCCAATGATTGATTTACCGCCTGCTGGTGGAACAACAATCAATCCGCTTCTATTTTCTTTATTAGCGCGGTAGTACTGGAATAAAGCATCAATAGCTTCTTGTTGTTCTGGTCTAAATTCAATCATTTTTCAAATATCAATTTAAGATTAAGCGATTTGATTCTGTTATTTCCAAAATCAAAACCAGCCTCGGTCAATAAGGCAATTCCTTGAGTTTTTTCAAGCTCTTTAATATATTTTTCAATATCATCAATATATCTTTCGATCACAAACTTAATTGAATGGTCTCCAATAATTAAATGTCCATGCTTAATTTTATACTCTTCATCCCTCTTTAAAAAATATGAATCACTCATCAACGATTCTCCTCATAAAGACCCTTTGGATTATTTTTTTTAACGCACAAAAGCTCTTTTTCTAAACTTAATATTTTTTCGTTTAATAAACTAATTTCACTCCTAATTTTTTTCTCTTCACTACTAATTTCTTGCTCTTCACTTTCTAAAAAATAAACGCCACAAGAAATTGAATTTTCTATAGACTCTATTTGCTCTTTAGTTGGAAACATGATAAATGTTACTTTGTTGGTTTTTTTATCAACATCACAAGATAACACGTATGGTCTCACAATATTTTCATCTTTAAATTTCATCAACAATTCTCCCATTAAATTTCTCTTTAATTATCTTAATATTTTCATCCTCAATCATTTCATAGCCAACGCCTTTTAACTCCCAAGAACTAAAATGCATTCCATCTTTTTGATTGCCAAGAATAATAGCAATATCATTTTTTGTTTTCATCAATACTTCAATATCATCTAAATCATCAGATTCTTCAATAGCCTCAAACTTTAACCCTGTTAATAAATCATAACGATAAATATGGTGAGAGCAACCCTTATCTTGAATATTTCTTGGTATTTGGGAGCCTGCATCTCTGAATTTTTGATTCTTCTGCTCATGGTAAAGACAAGTCCAGCCGCCATCCTTTGTTGGCTCTGAAAATATACATGTTCTGCAATTAATGTCTGGCACTTTTCGTCCTCGGCATATTTCTTTCATGGGACACATATTTTTGCATCTGTAATCATCTTCGTCTTCATTAATGACGGGAGGAATATCACCAAATACCAATTCAGAACCAGTTAAATCATCAAACACAATGCGCTCATCGCGCTCAAATATAATTTCATGAATTTCTTTGCTGTTTTCGTCTCTGGCAACAAAATAGCAATATTTAATTCCAAGCTTGTACATATAGAATTGACATTGCATGAAGTATTGATATTCTTTGGCAACAATGCCATGCTTAACAAGCGCATTAAATCTTGTTTGCGACATTGTTTTGCATTCCCACAAAATGCGTTCATCCGGCATGTCTGGCAATCCAGACTCTATCACACCATCAGGTATTCCGACTAGATGTCCATTTAAAGACTCTAGTCGCTCGCCTTTTTTTATTTTAACGCAGATAGCCAAAAGATTATTGAAGAACTCTTCTTCAAATAAATTTCCAGCTTTAAATCTTGCTAATTTGTTAGCCGTAAAGGTAGCTTTCTCAACGTTTCTAAATTTAAGAAAACGATAACGTTTACAATCATGACCTAAGTCTCCCGCATGGAGAGAATTATCATATTTTAATTCTTGATATTTTTCAATGTACTGATTAATTAATTCTAGTGTTTTCATTTAATATCACCTTGTTTCCTTCTAAATCTATTTCATAAACCCCAAAAACCGCTTTGCAAATCCGCGCTGGATCTCCCATTCCAAAAGGATAATCAGTAAAAAACCTAACAGACAAATAAGAATTATCATCAAATAAATAAATAATTGATTTTTTATAACAGCCATGGGTTATTTTTTGCAATTCAATTTCTTCTATAATCCTGTAGTCAACGCCTCTTGTTTCATTAAAAAAACACATAGAATTATATCCAAAAGAAAACCCATTATTATATTTTTCAAATATTATTTCTGCTTTAGATTTAGAAACCCTCATTCTTAATAACCCCCTTTTTCAAAATTGTCTTTTTTGCTTACTTTAAAGCAAGTGAGCTGAACATCCTCTTCCTCTACCTCAACCATTTCACTCATGTCACCCTCAATTCGCCCCTTGCGGGGCGATAATAATTAATCTTCCTTTTTTGATCCCATCAAGAGCCAGAGCCATCGCCAGAGCCAGAGCCATCGCCAGAGCCATAGCCAAAGCCAGAGCCATCGCCATAGCCAAAGCCAGAGCCATCGCCATCGCCAGAGCCAAAGCCAGAGCCATCGCCATCGCCATAGCCAAAGCCAGAGCCATCGCCAGAGCCAGAGCCATCGCCAGAGCCAGAGCCATGATGTCGAGTTTTAATCTTCAATAAATTTGACATAAGTTGATTCAGCCTCTATTGTGGTTGTAATAAATTCAATAACGTTTGTTAAATAAACTTCTCCTGTTTTATTTAATCTGCCGCCTTTGATTCCGTTATTTGCAACAGAGCTTAAGGATAAACCACCGTCAGTCCATTTCCATAATCTAATAGCATTAGATAGTTTAACTTCCATTCCGTTTGCATATACAACATCCCCAATATGTACCCCAGCACTATAGGTGCGGATCAAGCATCTTTTGCCTAGCATTGGATGTGAACACGATATTTCACTTTCCTTTTTACTGCTGTCATCGTTTAATAATTTCATTAATTCAATAGCTTCTTTTAATTTTTCAATATTCATAATTACTCTTCCCAAGGCTCTTCAACATCATCAGATATTGAGCCAGTTGCAGTTGACGGAAAAGATGTGCTTGGTTTTTTCACATCCTTAACTTCTGAGTACCCCTCGTTATTTATTTTTGTCTCAAACTTTCCTGTCTCTTTATTTTTCCAGGGTTTTGAAGCTTTGCGATGTAGAATTACTTCCATATTGCCAAACTCCGCCGTATCTCCAACAACCTTTCCATGAATATCATATAGGTCATAAAGTCTTTTGTTTGAATTTTTAACAAGCCATGATTGATTGTGGCTTGTAAAGATTAAGTCAGAAATAACCTTGCCTTGCAATTCACCATCAACTACTTGCCATTTAAATAAAACTCCTGATCCATTAGCGCTGGACCAATCTGTTGCCTCCGTTAGAAAGCAATGGTAATCTCCCGCTGGGTATTCTTCAAAATCATTTTTATTAGCCTCTTCTCTGCTCATTAAGTTTTTTGTATCAATTAACGCCATTTTCATTTACCTCTTTTGTTTTGTTAAAGTTGCTTATATAGTTTTTTATTGCTGGTAATAATGGATTCTCACCTACGGTATAAAGAATCTTATTTTCACCTGACAATCTGTTTTTTGCATTGTGATAATTAATGTTATCACCCATAATTAAATATTTAGCATAGTTTCCAAGCGCTGTAGGCTTCTCGTAGTTAGAATCCTTAATTCCATCAATGCTTGCCTTTGAGACCTGAACCGACATGTCAATATAGGCAACAATATCAGAGATTGATGTATATGCTTGTGTTGCCATTTGCTGGTCATTCTTTCCAGCAGAAATCAAACTAAACGATGTGACATCATAAGATTGACCTTCTGCCGTTTTAATCTCGATCCTACTGGTTTGAAATAAAAGAACAAATGAAACGCCTTTTGCTGAAATAGCTTTAATTAAATTAGCAACACGAGTATTGTAATTCTTCACCATGCCAGCAGCTTTAAAGAAACCGCCATTCGCTCCGCCAACTGTCATTTTTTTCAATGCTTCTTTTTTATCAGCCTCTACAGTTATTTTCTGCATCTCGTCTGCGTTGGCGAGCATTTCTGTTTCATACATATTGCTAAATTGCGTTACGGTGTCAATGACAACTGTTTTATATTCTATTTTTTCTTGCTTATTTAATTCTTCTAATGTTTCAATTAATTGATCTGAATTTGTACCTACATCAGTTTTAAATACTGTTTTACCAATTTTTTCAACCAATTTTGGATGCTTAACGCCATCCTCACCCTGAATTAACAGGATTGGCGAACGCCAGCCCGTTAATGCTAAAGGAGTTTTTCCCATACCATTTGCTCCAGCAATACTAATTACTAACCCGCTTGGTTTTAATTCATTTCCACTTTTTACTGTTTTTAATAAACTCATTTTAATTTTCTCCTCTCTTTTTTCTATATATTTAATCATTTTTACATTTATGATTCGGATAAGCAACCTCAGTCTCAAATAATCCTGAATTAATATTTATATCCTCACCTATGTTCTCTTGTATTAATTTACAGCAAAAGCCACACCATATTTTTACATCTTGTTTAATTGTTTCTTTCCCTATCTCTCTCCACAAACAACTAGCAAGATTTTCTTCGCTACCTTTTTGAAATGACCAAAGATAATCTTCAAAAAAATTAAGTAAATCGTTATAAGATATTAATTTTTTATCGATCACTTCAACCCTCCAAAATACCCAGTTAATTCACAATATTCACATTCGTTATTTTCAATTTCATTTTCTTCAATTAATTCAACCTCACAATTTTTACAATTATTCATATTAATTTCCTCATTAAATTTGTTTGATGAAGGGATTGTTTATCCATCAATATCCTTACCCTCAACATTTTTACATGTTTTTAAATGTATTATTTAGGCGTTTCAATAAAATTATTGACCTCCCGCTTGACAAGAGGAATGGCCACAAGACCTAAAAACACATTGCATTTGTTTCTGCTACATCAAACAAGTCATTATTATACGGTATTATAGATTAATTGTCAAGAATTATTTTATATCCTTGAAAGCTCTTTTATGAATCCATCATGACATTTTTTGTGAAAAAAAATAGGCTCTCCACCTCCTAACGGCTCTAAACTTCCAAAATTTTTCTTTATTGATTTTTGACAATATTGACAAACCACGATGCACCTCACTTAATTATAAAATTATTAATCACTGGCGATAGCCCTAAGACGCCTTTCTTAATCATACGCTTAACATACTTCGCAGTCCAATCTTCATCCGCTCCGATTTTTGATGAAATTCCTTTTAGTCTCTCAATGTTAATTTCTTCACCGTTAAATTCTTTAATTTCTATGAGCTCTTTTACAAGCTCTTTATAATGATTGTGCGTGCCAATTTCATCTTTGCCAGTGATAGCTAGAGTCATTGGATGCAGCAATTTTAAAAACACAGAGTCATAATAAAGATGCTCTCTGATTGCAAACGTATACGCCTCATCGGGAAACTCCATACCATTTTTTTGTTTTGTACAAAACATATTTACCACAAATTTATCTTTTTTGTTTTCAAAATGGTTTTCTGACTTGTTAACCCTAAATAGCGTATTAACATCGCCAGACAAAACAATTGACCCTCTTGGTAATTTTGGGTTTGCCTTGCTGACATGGTGCAAGACCATAATATGGCAGCCATATTTTATTCTAAAATTATTTAAGGCTGTAACAAATTGGGTCATGTCCCCCGTATCGTTTTCATCGCCGTTACCAAAGTTTTTATTTAGCGTATCAATAATAATCATTTCAACTTTTTCATATTGTGAAATCTCTTCATCTAATTCTTTCACCCTAGACAGGTCAAGCATGTGCAATGGGTTATGAGACATTTTAAAATTTAATCCTGTCTTCATATCCTTGACGCCAATGTCTTCAGCAATTGCGAACAAACGAGAATGCGCCCCCCGCATGTCCTCTCCGCACAAATATAAAATAGTTCCAGTGCAGTTAACCTCCTTTCCAAACCATGATTTTTGAGCTGCGCAGGACATCGCCATAGATAAGGCTATGTGTGTTTTTCCGTGTCCAGGGTCTCCAAATATGCAGGACAAACTATTCTTTTCAAGAAGCCCCTCTATTAGCCAATCTGTTGGTTTAAATTCAATATCACCAATATCATGAAATATTTTTTCTTTCTTGTTAAGTCCACACTGATTTTTTAATTCTTCCAACCCTTTTTCAATAAACAAATCATTAAAGTCCGTGCCTTTAATTCCTTTTGGAAACTTAACCGATGCCTTGTCTTTATGTTTTTCCCACGCTTTATTGGCGCAAGTTAATCCGGGGTTTCCATCAGTCATGTGGTCATTGTCTGCATAAATAATAATGCTCTTAATATTGGAAAGAGAGGCGATATAATCGCACACAGTCTCAATATTGCCACAGCTTTGCGCCATCACTACAGGAATGCTTAAATGCTCATTTAGTGTTTTTGCTGTAGCGAACCCTTCTGTAATTGCTATTGTATTAACATCCTTTAAGGATTGATAATCAATACCAACTAATGAGAAGCAACCCTTAACCCGTCCTCCAGTGAGATATTTTTTATATCCATTTTCGTCTATGTGTTGAAGTGTTGTTATTTCTCCATCTTTATTCATAACAGGAATAACAATTCTTCCATCCTTTAATAGTATTGATTCTGGATTTTTAATACATTTATTTTTCAAATATGGATGGTCACAATTTTTTGCAGACTCACAAGAATCAATTATTTTTTTAGCTTCGTCCGAAGCTACGGCGTGTTTTAATTTTTCAGCTTCCTCATATTTTGACTGCAATTCTTTTCTGTAATATCCTACATTTTCAGGCTCTCCAGTAACGTTTTCAAATATTTCACATTTTCCTATTCGCCAATCCCCATATCGAGCAAATGTTCCAAATGGAGTTTCATAATAAACATACCAGCCCGCATCTTTTTTTAATTTTCCATTAGAGTCGCTATTACATCTATTAACAATGTCTTCGCTACCCAATGAATCTATTTTAAATCCATAAGATTGCAATTCATTAAGTAGAGAACGGCTTTCCTTGTATTTCTGAGGCATGTTAATTTTTGCCATTTAAAATCCTTGATTAATCCTGATATTTTATTAAAAAATCATTATTTATGACTTTAAAAGATATATCGCCATATTTTAAAACAACGCCTTCTCGAATATCTGAATTCAAGCTTTTCCCTTTGGCAAACTCTAGTAATTCATCAATGGTATTAAAATCAGTTATCTTATAATCCCCATAAATTGGAATATGTTTTATTCCGCATGATTTAAATAAAAAATCATTCACAATATCCATTCTCTCATTAGGGGTTAAGTATCTAAAATTATCAATATCAAAAATATCAAACAAATAAAAATCTTGGGACCTAATATTTTCTTTGTTTCCCTGGATTCCTTCGCCAATAATTTCGCCTTGGAGAGCGATATTTTTTCCATAGGATTTTAAAAAAGTAAATATATTTTTTTCTGTGCCTACGAAATTATACGTATTCCCCGAGTCCATTTTTAACTCCATGTTTCGAGAACAATAACCTAATTCTCCATCTTTATAGTAGTAGGTCGCGCTTGTTCCATCCAGCTTCAAAGATACTTCAAATAAAATATCTTTATGGTCTCTATTTATTTCTTTCCAGCAATTTTGGATCCTTTCTTGATCAGTTTTTTTAATGAACGAAGGAAAATTTCCTCTACATAATCCGACAAGCTGCGCTGGAGTCGGGGGTTCGTATTTGATGACTCCAAGAGTCTCTGAAATATCATCATCAATTCCAATATCTTCAAAACTGTCGGGAATTGGTAATGCAAGCCCTTGGCTAACGCACCCCCTCAATTTAATAGTTCTCAATCTAAAACCTTCAGTCCCATCAACCAGCTTTTTATAACAGCCTTTTCTTAAAAATTCATATTCTGGCTTTATTGGCAAAAATGAATCTATCTCAAAATAAACGCACCAATCCTTTTCTTTAAATTCATCTTTTTTTACAATAACCTTCCAGCCTTTTATTGTTGCAATTTCCAATAAATCGGCATTTGGGTGTTTTTCTAATTTCTCAATAACCTTGATCGTTGCAAGATTTCTCATATTTTTATCCTATTTACAGTAAATTTCTTTTAAATACTTAATTAAGTCAATTGTTTTTTCTGTCTTATTAGCTATCCACATTCTCCTTTCTGGATTCCACCTAAATCCAGCTTGTTTTAGCAAATATCTGTCTTCTGTATTTGGGATAACTGAAGAAGAAAAAGAAACTCTCTCAGCGCTTGCCTTTGGAGGCTCTGTCGCCTGTATTTGTAATGCAAATGCAATGGCATCGGCTGCTTTATCACAATTTAGTGGCGCACGCCATTCTCTATGATGAGATTTATAAATATCTCGCTTGAATCCCAATTCATTTAATCTTACATTCATCTCCGTGGACGGGGTGTAAGGGACGGTAACCACTATGTAGGCTTGGTGTATCATTGAGCCTCCTTTATTTTTAAGATTGTTTTTTTTAAAAAATCTAATTGCTCCATAATTTTCTCAGGATATTTAAATCCATGAATTTTTATAAAAAGCTGGATTCCATCGACAACATCAATAGAAAGTTTTTTACTCATCTTCACTCCTTATAAGGTCGGTTATAATACCAATCTATTGTTTTTTGTCAAAAATTATTTTGTCATTGTTGGGAAATCATTGTCATGCTTTCCCTGCAGACAATCAGCGGTATAATTAAATCCAGCCTTGCGCATTTGTTCAGTCGTTATTAAACCCATAGCATTTAACTCATCAATTAAATGTTGTGGCACAGGGACTTTATTTTTTGGCACTTGCATCATTTGCACTTCTCCACGCTCTATAATATTTTTTTGCATTTTCCTCATCTTCTAATTCTTGTTTTGATTTTAATATTGAATCATAAACGTATAGTGGCAAATATGCTAAAAAAGCAATTGATAACATAATATACGGAAACATATATAAATGAAACGCACAATAAAACATTCCAGCACTAAAACTTAGCAAAAATATAAATTTAAATATTAATCTCAATAATGGATAATTAATCTTCATTTTTCAACCACCACTTTCTCACCGAATAACTCATCAAAAGTAATTCTATTCCCAAGCATAACGGAGCCTGTTATTGAGAAATCCCCAACCAAAAGATAAGTTGCATTATTTATTTTTTCGCAAAACTTATCTCTAATTTCTTGCTTTGTAACAACCCTAACTTTTTCTTCTGGCTGTTCGCATTCTCGTATAATGGTGTAATAAACAAAGACCTCGCTACCATCTAAAGTATGTTTCGTTTTAAATGGGGATTGAATATCATCACCAATCTGAGAAAGATTTTTAGGTTTTCCCCATCCTGTTCCAGCCCACGGTTCGTACCATTTACCCTCAGAGGCTTCATCTCTGTTTTGATGATGATAAACTTTAGGTTCTTTTTTAGTTTTGCAACGCTCATGAACCAATCCAAAACTATATGATTGACTATGAGCGCATTCATTATCACAAATAACGCATATACTGTTTAAATTTTTTGTCGTCATAATTATTTACCCCTCCCAGCCAAGAAGCTTGGCTATTGCTTGTTGCGTTTCTAAAGATTGTTCGTTAAAGTTTTTTGTGAAATCCCAGTTAAATTCTCTATCGATATCGCTATTTTGAAGTTTTAATATATTTAAATAAAAATCACCCCATGCATCAATAATAAAATCAGAACAAATTATAGGGTCTTTATCATTAAAAGCACTTTCTCTTAACGCTTTCAAAACATGCGCCAAGGTTATTTCAGATGCAT